CTCTTCAGTATATACTACTTTTTAATATTATAGCAAGCTATATTAGTTGCACAATGAGAGCATGGTAAAAGAGTAGTAGCAATTAAGTATGGATTATCTTGTTTTTTTATTAGTGCTAAAGCATTAACTTCTGCATGCACTACATAGTCTCGTCTATTATCTCTATTTTCCCAAAATGAAATATCTTTATTCAATTTTGAAGTTAGACCGTTATAACCAACAGACAATACTCTGCCCTCCTCATTCAGGATACATGCTCCAACTTTTTTATGTAAATCCTCAGATCTATGAGACCATATAGTGGCAGTTAACATAGCAGCTTCGATAAATGAAATTCTATTATTTTGCATCTTTATATTGCCAATACATTAATAGCACAAGACCAAGTAAAACGCATATGAATGTTTGAATCATTTAGTGATTATATAAGTTTTTTATATCATAGTCAAGATTTGGCTTGATTTTTTTTAAAAAAATTACTAATATAGTCAAATGCAAAAACAAGAATTTAAAGAAGCCCTAAGTTACGATGATATTTCACTTTTACCAAATTTTTCAGATATTAACTCCAGAAAAGAAGTCAGTACGAAAACTAAAATTTCCAAGAATTTTGAGATTAATATACCAATTATCTTGTCTCCAATGGACACAGTATCTTCTGTAAAATCCTGCGTTAAGATTAATAAACTAGGTGGGGCGGGAGTTATACATAGATTTATGTCTGTTCAAGATCAAGCTACAAAAGCTAAATTTATTAAGGATCAAAGTAATTTCTGTGTTACAGCTATTGGTCTTAAAGATGCTGACGATAGGATAAGAGCTTCTAGTACATATACAGATATATATTTTCTTGATACAGCAAATGGATTAGCAAAAAATGTGGAAGATTTTCTTAGATGGTATAAAACAGCTGGATTTAGGCAGGATATAATCGTTGGTAATACATTAACAAAACAAAGCGTATATAGATTAGCCAACCTAAAAGCTGATGGATTCAGACATTTAATTGGTCCTGGAAGTATGTGTTTAACTCAAGTAAAAACGGGCATAGGATGTCCAAGTCTAACTGGGAATTACTATGCTTGGAAAGCTGTTAGAAATTGGGAGCTATCTCAAGTTGACTTATTTCATTCTGACTCAAATCAACCAGATCCATCTAATAGACCAAGTATTTTAACTGATGGTGGAATTAGATATCCTAAAGATTTAGTAAAAGCTATAGCCAGCGGTTGTGATGCAGTTATCTGTGGACGAATTTTTGCTGGATTATATGATGTTATTGATGATGAAGATATCGTTGAAAAAGATGGCAAAAGATTTGCTAAATATAGAGGTATGGCTAGCAGAGATGTTGTAGAAGATTATGAACTCTATGATGGTACGAAAAAGAATCTTTTTGTAGAAGGAGACAACACCTTAATCCCAATTATAGAAAATAAATCTCTAGAAGATGTAGTTTATGATTTTGCTAATGGCTTAAGAAGTGCTATGAGCTACTTAGGATTTAGAGATCTTAAAGATATGCGTGGTGGACTTTGGACTAATAAAATTCAAGCAGTAAGAAATAGTCCTAATAGTATGTATGAAGGCTTTGCTCATGGAAAGATTTGATTTATATTATTAATAACATATAATCTATTATGGATAAAGAAAACGTAGATAAATTAACAGCTATAGAATACGCTAGAGCTACAGAGTTTAGTCCAATAGTGAGAATATATCCAAAAATTTCTAGAAATACTATATGTCCACATAGTGGTAAAAAATTTAAAAATTGCTGTGGACAAATGGGACAAGATTTTTGTGATAAAGCTAGAGATGCTCTAAAAGAGCATTTAATGAAATTAGTAAATGAAAAACAAGAAGAGCAAAAAAATAGTACAGAAACAGAAGAAACTAAAACATAAGTATTACGCTGTCTTTAGTAAGACTGATAATTTTCTTCATGGAGTTTTTCCTCCTTCAAAAGATGGCTTATCTAAAGCTAAAGCTCATATTCTAAAAATAGATCCATCTAATAAAAATTATAAAATCAAGAAATATTAGGATCAGCGAGGTCTGGATTATGTTGGTTTTTTGTTCCTCTTTTAAAGTCTCGGTAAATAACTTTTAGTTTTTCGATTGGTTTCTCTATAATTTTTTCTATTTTTTGATCTTGAGTTATTTGCTTTTGCTCTACCTTTTCTTGTTTTTTTGTTATTGAGTTGTAAGCTATAACAAGACAAACAGCTAAAGGATCAAATACAATTACTATAAGTATGATAAATATCCTAACAGCAGTCTCTATATTCATTCCAAAAGCTTCTGCTACAAATTTAAATGTTCCAATTTCTCCTTTAGTATTATCAGCTTCTAGCTTAATCATCTCTTGAGAGATATCTGAATTTTGTTTCTCTTGGTTTTGAAGATCTGAGCTAACAGTAGATATTTGAGTGAATAAAGAATTAATATTTTGTTGTGAACTTTCTACTATTTTATTTTTACTATCTAATAATTTTTGATCTGTAACTTTTTCTGTTTTACCAGAGGAAAATAATCCGCCACTAGTCGTTTTTGTTGTAGTTACATCTTGTTTGACAGCGTTATCAAGAGAGAATTGATATGTCTTTTGTAATTCTATAAGATCTTTTAATTTATTTTTATTAAAATCTATTTGAGAGGTTATGAATATCTGTTGGTTTTTAAGACTATTTATTTTATTTAAGTTAAGGCTATATTGAGAAAAATTTCGTTGAAATGCGTCAGATAAGAATCCAAATATACCAAGACTAGTAATACTCATCAATAATATAACTGCGCCCAACATATAGTTTTTAAGAATCTTGTTTGTTTCTTTCCAATAACGATAAAGATAACTTGCAGATATTAATTTAGCTAACTCAAGACTTCCAGCCATAATAGCAACACTCCAGAAACTTGCAGCAAAAAGAAGCGCTATTCCTTTTACAGAAAAGAAAGCTGCACAAGAAGCTAATATAAAAGCAGAAAAGCCTAAAATATATTTAAACATACAAATAATTTACACTTGTATTTCCTTTATATTTTGACTATAATCTTTTAGCTAATGATAAACTATGTTGATATTATATTTGGACTAGCATGGGGAGATGAAGGTAAAGGAAAGATAAGTAATGCTATATCTAAGAATTATGATATAGTTTGTCGCTGGAATGGTGGTCCAAATGCTGGTCATACAGTTTATCTAGGAGATAAAAAATATAAAACACATATAATTCCATGTGGAGTCTTTCAAAATAAACTTAGTATTATTGGTCCTAATTGCGTAATTAATGTTGACAAATTTTTTGATGAAATAGACTATCTTAAAAAAGAAGGTTTTGATACTTCTTTAATTAAGGTTAGTCCAAAAACTCATATTATTACTGAGAAGCATATTCAGTATGATCTTGAAGTTCTAAAAAAGAAACTAGGTACAACTGGACAAGGTATTGCTCCTGCTTATGGAGATAAAATGTTAAGGATTGGTAAACTTGCTAGAGATTATATTGATAAACAATATCTTTGGGATGGTGAACTTTATGGAAATATTCTTTGTGAAGGAGCGCAAAGTTTTTGGTTAGATATTAATTATGGTGATTATCCTTATGTTACGAGTAGCGAAACTCTACCATATTCAGCTTGCTCACTAGGATTTTCGCCCAAAAAGATAAAAGATATCATTGGCGTGGCAAAAATTTATGATACAAAGAGTGGTGTTGATCCTCTTTTTCCAGAGTCACTTTGGCAAGATCCAGAACTAAATATGCTTATAGAATTAGGGCAAGAATTTGGGTCAACTACTGGTAGACGCAGAATCGTCAATTGGTTAAATTTAAATAAACTCATAGATGCAATAAAGATTTCTGGAACTAATAGGTTAATTATTAATAAATGCGATATCCTAGAGAAGCTACATATCTATAAACTATTTCAAAATAACAATCTTTATAAATTTAATACTCTACAAAGCATGGAGTCCTTTATAAGGAGTCAATTAAATCATATATTATCCGAAGCATTAGAAATAACTTTTTCTGGAAATAAAGAAAATATATAAATATTATATAATATGAAATTATTTTCAGTATATTTATTATATTATATAGGTGATATAATAAGCAGAACCACAATGCAGTGGTTTAATGGGTTTGGGTATTCTATATATAGCAAAGTTATGATGTGGAGTGTTGATTTAGATACTGAACATAAAGTCTGGAAATCTGTCAAATCTAGAAAAAAGAAAAAATGATAACACTAAAAGACATATCTAATTTAAAGTTAAGTAAAAAACAAAGAAGAAAACTTCTTGCTAAAGGTAAACTAAGAGATCCTTTCGAGATATGGGTAGATCATCACAATCATAAGCTAGAAATTATTAGAACTTGTAGCAGTCTTATTGGAGCTACAGTATCCTCTTTAGTATTACTTAAAGTTTTTGGAATTTTATGATCTTTAAAAAGATATTAAATTTTCTCGATAAAAGCGAACCGCTTTATCCCAAATATGGTAATCTTTATAAATTAAAAAACGAAGCACTTCCATTTAGGTATATCTTTGTTAGAGATGACGACAGAAAAGGCATACATAGATTCAAACATCATCAACTAAAAGAGTATGTATTTTATAATTTTGATGAAGTTGAAAGAGAAGCTAATCCAGAAGAAGTAAGAATATATAATATAATAAAGGATCACATAGATGAACTCGCCAGAAAAGAAAATAACTCTTACTATAATTAATGGTTCTATCGGTGGTAAGAATGGTAATACTGGATCTCTTATCAAAAAGATAAGAAAAAAAATTAATAAGATTGACCCAAATATAAAAATTAAAATTCTTCATCTTCATAAAGATTTTTTTTGGCCTAAAGTTAGACATATTATTAAAGAGAGCGATGCTCTTATATTTTGCACTGGAACATATTGGGACTCTTGGGGATCAAATATGCAACAACTTTTTGAAAAGATGACGGAGATAGAAGGAAAGAAACATCTTCTTGGCAAGCCAGCGGGAGTTATTGTAACGATGCATTCAGTTGGTGGCAAAGAAGTAGCATCACGAATGCAAGGAGTTCTTTGTTCTATGGGATGTGTTCTTCCTCCATTCTCTGCTTTTGCATATAGCTACGCAGACCACGTAGCTCATCAGTCACGATATCTCGGTAAAAAACTTCTTGATGATGTTTGGCATATTGAAGATTTACAAGCTTTTCTTTCTAATATTATTAAGTATGCAAAAGATGAAAAAGATTGGCAAGTGTGGGATTTTCTTGATACAGAAGCTTATAATCCAACTTCTGTTTGGTTGAAATGATTTTGCCTAATAGCACAACGGTAGTGCGCCTCGCTGTTAACGAGGATGTTCTAGGTTCGAATCCTAGTTAGGCAGATGGAACGATGGCTGAGCGGTCTAAAGCAGCGGTTTACTAAACCGCCGATGGTTTAATATCATCCGTAGGTTCGAATCCTACTCGTTCCGATTTTTATGGTTTATAAAATATTTGACCAATTGGAGGTGTGAGTACTTCTCCAGAGGAGTTTTGCCAATTAATTAAATCTGATGAAACACAAACTTCAATACCATTTTCAAGTAAATACCAAAGATCTATAAAAACAATACTATAATTAGTATGTTCAATTTGAATAAAGTCTTCATTTTCTTTATTTCTAATATAAGTTCCATTCATTAAACTTCCAAGTCCGCTCCCTCCTCCACCGCCAAAACCCCCAGTCAGGATTACTTTTCTAATAAAAGATTTACCAATTAATTTTCCAGTTCCACCATCGCCTTTTATTAAATTTCTATTCCTGTATCCTAAACTAATAAACACAAGTCCAGCAAATGATACATATCCTGGTTGAATATACCAATCAACTAAATTTAAAGAAACAAATCCTCCGCCACTTGGATTATTTGTTGCGCGTTTTCTCCATTTTGTTTCATTTTCCTCTGTAAAAGGATTAAAATAAGTCTCCCAAATGATTATTTCTAAACCATTAGAAGTATAAAATGGAGTTAGTCCAGCAGAACTCCTAGTAAAAGTTTTTTTACTTTCTGGAGTTGGATTAAGTGGGTTAGTTTCTAATGTAATAGAATAAATATATCTATCAGACATAATTAGTATAATTTACACCATCTTATTTACTAAAAGAAAAATGCCAAATATATATAGTGTAATCTATATTATGAATAATGAAGGCGAAGCCCTTGCTATATGTTCAGAGTTTGCTGATGAATATGGCGTAGATATAGAAGATGGCCAAAGCATAGTAGTCTATATGAAAAGTGAATATATCAATGAATTAAAAAATATGCTTGAAAGAAAGAACTATAAATTAAAATCATTTAAAGTCTACGGAGATGAAGCTTTAGTAAATTTTATTCCTCAAAAAAATATATAACATGGCTCTAATTGATAGATACAAAGAAGCTTTTGATAAAATTCCTGGATGGTTTAACTTTGAATTTTTATATATCCTACAAGAATTAAATGAGATTCATAAAAAATCTAATGTAAAAGGAAACTTATTAGAAATAGGGGTTTATTTAGGTAAATCATTTATTCCCTTATCTTTTTTATTAGGAGAAGAAGAAAGTATAATAGGAGTTGATTGTTTTGATGATCAAATATTTAATACTAGTAATAGCGGACTTCCTTGCTCAAAATCTGGAGTTATAGAGAATTTAAAAAAAGTATATCTTTTAGAATATAAAAATATTGCCTTAAAATTTAATTTAATTAGATCAGACTCTAAAATATTAAATCCACATATATATTTAAGTTTTGTAAATAATAAATTACCTTATAGGATAATTTATATTGATGGTGGACACGACAAAGAAACTTGTGATATTGATCTAAAAAATGCAGCAAACATCATTTGTAAAGATGGATTTATAATAATTGATGATTATAAAAATTATTATCAAGAATTTAAAGATAGCCCAATCCATGGGATAGGCGTAACTCAAGCTGTAGATGAATTTTTATTAAAAAATAAAAATTTTAAAATTTATAAATATGTATATCAAAAACTTATAATATTTAAAGAATATTAATATATGAGAGATAAAATTTTGATTATCCTTAATACGCCTTATCATTCTGAAACTGCTCTTTCTTTATATGGGTCATTAGACCTGTTGAATTTTGAGCCATATATTTATACAATATATTCTGAAAAAGATTATGGCTTGTTGGATTTATGTGATAAATACAATATCAACTATATAAAAGAATACAGCCCAGATCTGAGAATAAATTTTAAAAAAGCATTTTTAATTACTCCTATTAATGGATCAAAAGATCAGAAGAATCAAAATTCACCATGTGAACCTGAAGGATATAAAAATATTATTATAAAAGATTTTATAGAAAATATGATACTTTTACTTCATAGACCTTCTATAAATGAAAAGTTTATAACATATGCTAAAGAATATTTATTTAAAAATCCTAAATTTGTAGGTTTATCTCCTTTTTCTCAACAAATAGGTTTAAATTATATATTATTGTCAGAAAATCCTATAGCAAATTCTTTTCCAATTAAACATCATTTGACAGATAACTCAAAAGTTAGATTTACAATTTTAGGAAGATTTCAATGGGGATATAGAGATTTTCAATTATTGAATAAATTTTTGTCTCAAAATATATTTGTGAAAAGAGATTATGAAATCGTAATACTCGGAGAAACAGCAGACAATATGAAGAATCATATTGATGATAGTAATAGGATTATTTATAAGTCTGATCTAAATGAAATTGATTTTTACGAACAGATATATAAAACTGATTTTATTTTGAATTTATTATCTTCAACCCATATCAGAGGATATTTTACAGACTGTACAAGCTCAAATTATAATCATATATTTTCTTTTAGAAAACCAGCAATAAATTGCAAACTTTCAAATTTGATATATCCATTTCCATCTTTTTTATATTCTTCAGAAGCAGAATTTCCCATAGCTTTTTCAAAAGCTGTAAATATAAATGAAAATGAATATGAAAAAATGATTAAGAATTTTGATATAGTTAAAGAAAATATCAGATTACATAATAAATATGTAATAGAAAATTTAATTTATAAATAAAAATGATCTCTTGCGTCACAACAGTAATGAACAGAGAGAAACACTTGGAAAAAATGCTTCCTTCTTGGAGTAAGATAGATAAAATAAAAGATTTTATAATAGTCGATTGGAGTTCAAGTAAACCAATTATAGAAAATGAAATTGTCAAAGACCAAATGAAAAAATTTAATAAATTAAAGATAATAAGAGTAGAAAATGAAAAATATTTCAATAGATGTTTAGCTTGGAATTTAGGATATACGTATACTAATTTAAACTTTCAAATTTTATTGAAATTAGATATAGATTATGTAAACACAAATGAAAATTGGATGGATTCCCTGTGTCTACAAGAAGATGGTAGCTTAGATAATTATTTTATAACAGGATCATATAAATTTTATGAAAATTCTTTAGGATTTTTGGTTGTAAATAAAAGAGATTTTAAAGATGGATATAACGAAAACTTACTTCCAATTTGGGGATATGAGGATCAAGATTTAATCAAAAGATTAGAAAAATCTCAACCAAAATATACAAAATTTAGTGCAAATGAATGGCCCGGGGTTAGGCACATTATATTTTTTAATATAAAAAATCATATATACCATATAGATCATCCAGATGAATATAGAGCAATTAATGAACAAAATTATAAAGATTTGTTTAATTCTGAAAATAATTTTTCTAAAGAGAAGTTATACGCTTCCTCTAGGAAGAACGCTAAAATTGCAGCTGAAGAAAAGACCTGGAAACCAAGAAAGCATCGAGTAATAGAAGATCAAGGAAATTATATTAGAGTAGAGATGATTTAAGATATAAGATAAGACAAGATTTGCTAACAAGAAAATGCCAAATATAATTGACAATATAATAATACTCATATATAATATATAGAATATGAATAAAATTAAAACTCTAATATTAGTCTTTCTAATCTCAGCCTCTTTAGGCTTTGCTGATACAGGAACACAAACAGAAACTACTCCAGTAGCGGATGGTTTTTTAGCTACTGGTGATCTAGTAGTTGTTCGCCCAATTTCAACTGCAGCGACTATTGGAGCATTTGGAATTTTCGCAGTAGTAGCACCATTTACAGAGATGGCAGGATGCACAGAAGAAACTTACGAAGGTCTCGTAGAGAAAACTGGTAAGTTTTCTTTTGATCGTGATCTTGGTGATTTTAAAAAGTAATATTTACTAATAAAAAAATCCCAAATATAAACTCATATTTGCTAACAGGATTTTTGCAAATAAATAACTATATTTGCTAACACCAAAACGCCAAATAAATAGCCATATTTGTGAACGAAAAAACGCCAAATAAAGAAGCTGGAAAAGGTGATTCACCAAGAAATTGTTTCTCTCACAGGTTTAAACAAAACTATGATACGATAAACTGGTCAGAGGAAAATCAAAAGTCGTTGATTAAAAAAGAATTAAAAAAGCAAAATGGCTCATCTACATATATTTACAAATGACAGACTTTAAAAGAGCTTTAGAAAATCGTGCAAGTTCTTCATACATAGCAGAATACTCTGCTCCCAAAATAGAGCTTGCGGATCTTAATGGCCTACAAGAACTTAGGCATTTAAATCTAAATAAAAAAATCCAAACAAGGTTACAAGAGCTTCAAGCAGAATACAATAGCCTTGTGTCTCTTAATAATTGGAATAATTTTGTAGATACTTTTGAGTGCAGAATAGAGTGCGTTATAGGTCAAGACTATTATCTATATGAAACAGATGAAGGCAGAAGATTTCTTTCTATTATTCATCCAGATGATTTTACTTTTAAGTATAAGTGTTTGGGAACAGCAAGGTTAAACTCAAATGGATTTTTTGACAGGGTAGAGTAATATCTCTTGACTATTCTTGTATCTTCTATTAAGATGTTAATATGAACAGAAAAGGAGTGTGCTGTATTGTTTTATCTCTAGCAGAGAGAGATGAGCCTATTAAGTTTAATACAATGACTTATGCTCGTTTCTCTGCTATGTCTAGACAAGAAGCACTATCTACTCTTTCTTCTAGAATACTAAACAATATGCTGACTACATATCACTATATCAAATATTGTGCTGACCATAACCATACATACAGAATTTCATCAGACTTATTTCCTCTTATTACTTATGATAAAGCTAATGTAAAGCTAGAAGATTTACCAGACTATAATAGAATCCTAGTATCATTTGATAGTATCAAGAAGCTAATACAATCTACTAATGTTAGAGTCTCTTGTCATCCTAGTGAATACAATGTTCTTGCTAGTGACAATGATAACGCAGTAGATAAAACAATCAAAGAATTAAATCACTATGGTTGGTTTATGACGCAGATTGGTTGTCCACTTAACTATGATGCACCTATGAATATGCACATACATAATGCAAAAGGCGATCTAAATAGTATCGTCAAAAAGTTTATGAGCAACTTTGATAGGTTATCACAAGATGTAAAGTCCAGACTAGTTATTGAGAATGATGACAAAGATACTTGCTGGTCTATTAAGAAACTTATGAAGCATTTTCATTCTGTATCTAATATTCCAATTACTTTCGATTATCTTCATCACAAATGTCATCCAGATAATCTATCAGAAGAACAAGCGTTTCATCTTGCACGAATTACTTGGGGCAATCATATTCCCTTATTCCATTATTCAGAAAGTATTGCTGGACACAAGAATCCACGCAAACACGCTGATTATGCTACTCGCTTACCAAATACATACGGACATAATATAGATGTAGATTTTGAATTAAAAATGAAAGAGCAATCTTTCGCTAACTTATAAAAACTTTTTAATTAAAAGATATAAACTAATATAATCTCTAGTATGAAAAAAGAATTTAAAGAAAGCGAGGATAAGTTAAAAATAATTTACGATAATCACAAGGATATATTTAAACATTTTTATATTGATTTTTATAGAGGACAAGTTTATAATCGCCAAGATTGGGAAATGGGAAAAAGAAATCCCCTTGGAAGATCAAGAAAAGGTGATGGATTTTATATTAGAGTAGATATTCCTTGTCCAGATCATACGCATATATGGTCTAGAGGATTTACGGATGTTCTTATCCATAGATTAATTTATTATGCACATACTGGAAGGATACCAGAAAAAGTAGATCATATAGAAAGTAATATTCAATATCCAAATGCTATAAGTAATTTAAGAGAATCGGATTCTTTTCATAATAGATGGAATGTGGCAAATAATTCTGGAAAGTTTCGTGGAATTGTTTTTAGATATGGATATTATTGGGCGAATGTAGATAGAACTAGAATTAATCAAAAAGGTTTTATTTCAGAAATATTAGCAGTAAATTGTAGAAATGAATACATAATACAAATGTTTTTAGATAGGTATGGACATTTAAATAATTTTCCAGAAAAAGCATTAGATAAGATAGATGAAAATGAATTATTTTTAGATCAAATGATTCAAGAAGCAGTAGAAAAGACCGAAGAATATCAAAAAGAACAAGCGGATATTCAAAGAAAAATGGAAAGAAGAAAATCAAAATCAAAACAAAAATATAAAAGATTAAATACAAAAAATGATAATATAAACACAGACGACCCATTCGACCATATTGGGAAGTATGAATAAATATCTTATTGTTTCAGATATTCACCTCGGAGATAAAGATTGTAAAACTGATGAACTTTTAAAGGTTTTAAAAAAATACAAAGCAAAAACAATTATAATTGCTGGTGATCTTTTTGACCATCATAATTTAAATCGTTTAAAAGGTAGTCATTGGAAAGTCTTATCTAAATTAAGAAAATTATCAAAGAAACAGAAAGTAATTTATCTTATTGGCAATCATTGTTTTCTCAAAGCAGAGTTTATGAGTATTCTTCTCGGCTTCGATTGTAAAGACGAATTTATCATAGAATTAAAAGACCAAAAGATTCTTGTTGTTCACGGCGATATTTTTGATATTTATTTTTCTAGATTTAAATATATAACAAATTTTATTATTAAATTGTATTACATCTTTAGACATTATACTCCTTTTGCAGACGATTTCTTTAGATTATTTAAGAACAGAACAAATGATTTTATAGAAAAAAGCTCTGATATGAAAAGAAATGCTTTAAAATATATTCAAAATAATAATTATGATAAAGTAATTTGCGGTCATTCTCATATATCTGAATACTCTGATAAGTATATTAATACTGGAAGTTTTTGCGAAGAAAGAGCTTCTTTTATAATTATAAATAATAAAAACAAGATTGACTTAATAAAATTATAAATTATAATACTACTATGGGATTATTTAATTATCTTAAAGTAGAACAAGAGCTTCCTCTTGACGCTACTCTCAAAACGCTAAATCATAATTGGCGTGATGAAGAATATCAGACAAAAGAATTAGAAGATAATACTATGGTTACTTATGTTCTTCGTGATAATAAACTTTTTGAACTTGTAGAAGAAGGTCACTTTGAAGAAGTTTCTCCAGAAAAACAAAAAGAAGATGATAGTAAATTTGGTTTATTTTGGGATAGAAAATATGTAAAAGATAGTAGCAAAGAAGTTTGGCGAGAAAATTATACTGGCACATTCTCTTTTGGATGCGTTATTTATGGAGATACTATTGACGCTACCGACTTTTATCCAGATTGGAGATGTGTTGTAGTTAATGGAGAAGTAAAAGAATTAACTATAATTCCTAATTATACAAAGCTATCATCTAGAGATAGAATCGAGCAACAAATAGAATGGGATAAAGAATTAGAAACTCACAATAAAAAAATGAAATGTCCAGTTTATAGAACTTATTTTAATTATTATGTTAAACCCCTTGATAAGTTTGGATGGCATCTTACTAGAAAACTATATAGTGTCACACGATTAGTTGAATGGGTTAGATTTACTGGTATTAGAAAAGTTATAACTTTCTTAACGCCAAGATGAAGAAGCCTCATTATATTGAAATAAAAGAAAAAAACGGCTATCAATATATTGAATTGCCTAAATCTCTCTTGAAAAAAGTTGGTTGGAAAATCGGTGATACGATTGATTGGCACGACAATAAAGACGGCACTTTTTCTTTATTAAGAGTTGCAAATCCTTTAGAATCAAAAAAAAACAAAATTTGACTTTCTGGCTCATCCAGTATAGACTGGAATTATAAATGATTTCTTGTATTATAGCGGTAATGAATAGAGAGGAGGCATTGGAGAAAATGCTTCCCACTTGGACAAAAATAGAAAAAATAAAAGACTTTGTCATCGTTGATTGGAGTTCTCAAAAACCTATTATAAATAATGTTATTGTTCAAGATCAAATAAAAAGATATAAAAATATAAAAATAATAAGAGTTGATAATCAAAAATATTTTTATCGTTGTTTAGCTTGGAATCTTGGTTTTCAAAATACTAATTACGAAAATCAAATTCTTCTAAAACTAGATGTAGATTATTTAAATCTTGATGACGGCTGGATTGATTGCCTAAAGATTGCGGGGAATAGAAAATGTTTGGATAATTATTTTATTACTGGTTCTAGCCAATTTTATCCTTACTCACTAGGTTTTCTTTTGGTTAATAAAAAAGATTTTGGAGAAGGTTATAATGAAAATTTAGAGTCAGTATGGGGATTTGAAGATATAGATTTAATTGAAAGAATTAAAACAAAATCCCTTTCCTCTCAAAAGATTCAATCTTATGAAGATAATGGTAAAGGGTGTAAGGATTGGATTGGATTGGAAAGAATTATCTTTTTTAATATAAGTAAATATATTTATCATATTCCTCACAGCAACGAAGAAAGAGTAAAAAATTTAAAATATTCAGAGAAAATATTAAAGAATGGATTTTCCGAAGGAGAAAAATGGAAACTAGCAAAAAAAAATAAACTATTATCAAAATATTTTTCGGAATGGAGTCCAGCGAAATATGAGATAATAGAAGAAGATGCTTTCTATAAAAGACTTAAACTTATTACTGCTTTACCGCAGACTGAAAAATAAAAATAGATTGATATAAAATAAAATTTAAACTATATTCGTTTTATGAAACTTCCTACTATTTATAAAAAGACAAAAAGTGGAAAAATTCAAGAGTGGACTATTGAAGTCAAAGGAAATCAATATCGCACAATCTCTGGTCAAACAGATGGCGAAAAGATTACAAATGAGTGGACAGATTGCAAAGTAAAGAACGCTGGCAGAGCTAATGCTACTACTCCAGAAGAACAAGCGATCAAAGAAGCAGAAGCAAAGCGTAAGAAGAAACTTGAGTCTGGTTATTTCGAAGATGTAAAAGATATTAATAAAACTCAATACTTTGAGCCTATGCTTGCTCAAAAGTATGAAGATCACGATATTAACTATCCAGTTTTATCTCAACCTAAATTAGATGGTATTCGTTGTATTGTTACAAAAGATGGTATGTTTAGCAGAAACGGCAAAGCAATTATCTCTGCTCCTCATATCCGAGAAAACCTAGAAAAGTTTTTTAAAGATTATCCAAATGCAATTTTAGACGGCGAGCTATATTGTGATAAGTTTGCGAATGACTTTAATAAGATTTGTTCTCTCGTAAAAAGAACAAAACCTACTGATGAAGAACTAGAGGAAAGTGCAGATAATATTCAGTATTGGGTATATGATGCACCTAGAATTGGAATACTAGATCAAAGTGATTCTTTTTATAAAAGATACGAACTACTTTCTGATGCTCTTACTAAAAGAAAATACATAAGTATTGTTGTTGTAACAACTCTAAAAGTTAGTAACGAGAAAGAATTAGACCAAGCATACGAAATGTATATGGAGCAAGGCTATGAAGGTCAAATGGTTAGACTAGACAGAACTTACGAAAATAAAAGAAGCAAGCACCTTCTTAAAAGAAAAGACTTTATGGACGCAGAATTTGAAATCCTAGAAGTTGTTGAGGGTGAAGGCAATAGAAAAGGAACTGCTGGTTATATGGTGTTCAAAAATAAACACGGCAGAAACTTTAAGAGCAACATCAAAGGCGACTTTACTTATTTAGCTCAACTACTTAAAGATAAAAATAAACTGGTTGGCAAAAAAGCTACAATAAAATTCTTTAATTATACGCCAGATCAAGTGCCTAGATTTGGCTATGTGATAGCGATTGACAGAGAAAGCTACGAATAGGTTATCCTGTTTCCATTAGTTGTTTCTTTCGTGTATATAATTATATGAATAATTGGTTAGATACAAAAGACAATAAAATATGCGAAGGAAAACAACATAATTCAAATTTAATTAAAAATAAAATAGGTCAAAAATTTGGTGGATATACAATTATAGGATATGTAGGTAAATCTAAATGGGGTGTTCCAAAATGGAAGTGTAGATGCGTTTGTGGCTTGGAAAAAGTTATAAGTGGTGCAGGATTAAACAAGAAAAAAAATAAAGGAGGATGCGTAAATTGCAGGTTAAAAAGTTATGGAGAGATGCACTTGAGATATTTTCATAATTTACGAAGAAAAGCTGGTTATAGGAAAATTAAATGGAGCCTTTCTCCCAAATATGTTTGGGAATTATTTATTAAACAAAATAAAAAATGTGCTTTGTCTGGTTTGGATATTTGCTTTGTAAGAAATTTTAGGAATCATAAAGATCAAACCGCATCCCTAGATAGGATTGATTCTTCTAAAGGTTATACAAAAGACAATGTTCAATGGGTTCATAAGAAAATAAATTTTATGAAGCAAGCCCTTGGTGATGAAGAGTTTATAACTTTTTGTAAAAAAGTTGCGAACCATAATGAATAATCACAATCACCTACTAAAAGTAGTAATAAAAAAAGAAGAAGATTATGAACCTTTTGGCAAAGTAATTCGTTGGGAAAACGAATCAGAACATTATCCAGATTGCTCTATGGGATGCAAATACTTTAATAAATTAGATGGTGAACTTGGTGCTGATTGGGGAGTATGCTCAAACCCGCAGAGTCACAGATGCGGTCTATTAACCTTTGAGCATCAAGGATGTAGGAAGTTTGAATAAATTTAATAAGAAAACACTTGACCCGAATTAAAATTCAATTTAAATTCAATATATGAAATTAATCGAAAAGCCCATCAAAGTCGTAGAGTCTGATAGTTTTGATTCAGTAAGTTTTGGAATCAAGCAATCTGGACTTCCTTATATCTTTAACATTCTTCGCAATCAGTTGTATTCCAACAAGCCTCTTGCAGTTTTGCGTGAGATCGCTTGTAATGCTCAAGATGCGAATATCGAAGCTGGTAGCAAGCGTCCTATTGAAGTTAAACTTCCTAGCAAGCTAGACCCTACTTTAACTATTAGAGATTTTGGTAATGGTCTTTCGCCCGATGATATTAAAAATCTTTACTGCTACTATGGTGAATCTACAAAGCGTGAAAGTAATTCTGCTATTGGTTATTATGGTATTGGTAAGTTTGCTCCTTTCAGCTACGGAGATAACTTTGTTTTAATTTCATATCATAACGGCAAGAAAACTACTTACAACGCTTTTATTGATGAGACTAAAATTGGTAAGATCGTAAAGCTCAAAGAAGAAAAATCTTCAGAGCCTACTGGCGTAGTTGTATCTGTGCCAATTCGTGAAGAAGATACCGAGACTTTTCTCAAGACCGCAGTAGAGCTATTTAAATATTTCAAGAACAAGCCTAAAATTACTGGTGCAAGAAAAGAAGATATTGCATCAGTCTATGATCGCAAGCCAGTTTTTGAAGGTAGTTGCTGGCGTTATTATGGTTCTAATGATAGGTCTTATTATCATAGTAGTAGCTCGATTGCAGTTATGGGTGTTGGATATGATATTGATTCTAGCGATGTTGGTTTCAAAGATGACACATTAGAAAGTCTTTGCAATCAAGGATTTGAAGTAGACTTTACTCTTGGCGAACTTGATATTACTGCAAGCCGTGAGAGTCTAGAATATACTGATAAGACCAAGAAAGCTATCAGAGCAAAGTTTAAGAAGATCAAAGAAGAAATCGCAGAATCTATTTCTAATCAATTCAAGACTTGTGATAATGTCTTTGATGCCAAGGCGTTGTATCATCAAGTGTTTGGAACTTATGGTAGTCTTGGATATGTTATTCGTGATTCGTTGAATAACAAAGTTACTTGGAATGGCAAGGTTATTAACGATCAGATTATTCCTCTTGGAGATAAGGTTCGCAATCTAATCTCTACTGGAAAACTTACAGCAAGATTTTATTCTAAATCTCGCAGAAGCTCCAAGCTAGTTTCAGAATCAGAAGAAACACGAATTGTTTGTGAGAAAACTCACAAGATTCTAGTCAATGATACTGGTTCAGCTATGGGCGTAACTTTAAGACTAGCAACACTTTGGAATCAACTTGGCGAGCAGATTGAAGGTGCTTATGTTTTTGCTTTCAAGGACGATGCGACTAAAAATCTTTTTGACAAAGAGATTGGATTACTTGAGAAGAATTATCTCAAACTCTCTGATTACGAAAAGATTGAGATTCAAAAAGTCACTTCTGGTAATTCAATCGTAAGTAAGAATCCAAAACATTCTTCTCAAATCTTTAAGTTTAAGCGTGATGATGCTCGTAATTGGGGAACAAAATCTTCTAATTGGGAGACTATGAGTATTGATCTTGCTAATGATAAAGCTATCTATGTAGAGATCAACGCTTTCGAAGCAGTATCAAAAGATGGTCTGCACAATTTAGGGAATGGTTCTTTGAAGGATGCTCTCGATCAGTATGAGACATTTACTGGCGATAAGATCACAGAGCTTTATGGAATTAAAAGCAAGACTTTTGTTTCCAAAAAGAAGGTTATTAAAAAGAATAAAAACCTTGTTAATCTTTGGGACTATATGCAAGATAAACTTCAAGAGGAGTTTGATAAAACTGCTCAAAAGATTATTGACGCAAAACATTGGCAACAGCATCAGAATGAGAGTGATGGCGATGATTTTGTTGAACTTGCACAAAGGATTCAAAAGCATAAACTTCACGAATCCATTGAAGATACCAACGATTCATTCTCTCAATATTTGAGTGCAGTAATGTTTTATACAAAATCAGACTTTAAGAAAGTATCAGAGGTGCAAGACTTTTTAAAGAACGCACATTTTGATATTAAATTCAAAGATGTAGAGCCAACTTATAATCTATTAAAGTTAATGAAAGATGTTAGAGAGAAGTATGGTTTGCTAGATGTGTTTGTGCCAGACAGCTATGGATGGAAATACGATAGCAAATCTGAACTACAAAAAGTAGTAGATTACATAAATCTTATTGACAAAAACTAAAAAAGGAGTAAAACTATCAATATGAAGATACCATATATATTAACAGATCGTAGTCTTACCATCGTATTGAACGATGAGCCAAAGACTATTACTAGCGAAAATCCAGTATGGAAAGACGCTATCACCGCAATTCGTGAAGGACGATTTGATGCCCTTCCAGATATTCTAGACAAGAGCAAAGCTATTGTTCGATTCTCTCACGGCAAGATTGATGTTCGTGATGGCATTGTGACTTATGCTGGCGAGGAGATTCATAATATTGTTGTAGATCGAATCCTCAACTTTATTAAGAATGGTTTGCCTTATGAGCCTCTTGTTAAGTTTCTTGACAAGCTAATGGAGAATCCTTCTCGCAGAGCAGTTAATGAGCTTTACAAATTCTTGGAGCATAAGAAGATGCCTCTAACTCCAGACGGCGATTTCCTTGCATACAAGAGTGTTCGATCAGATTTTACTGATTGGTATAGCGGAAAGCATAACTTCGCTATTGGACAAGTTCGTGAGATGCCTCGTAATCAAGTTTGCGATAATGCAGAGATTGGTTGTTCTGAAGGTTATCACGCTGGTTCAGAAGAATATGCAAAGGGATTCAATGGCGGTGGTAATCTTGTGATTGTTAAGATCAACCCTGCTGATGTTGTTTCTGTGCCTAATGATTGTGATTGCCAAAAACTTCGTGCATCCAAGCTAGAAGTTGTTGCACTATATCGCAAGTCGCTAGATAAAGACCTTTACGATATTGCTTATGGTAATTATATTCACCCTTATCGTCCAGAAGCTAGAGAAGCTATGGAAGAAATGCTTGGATATGAAGATGAAGATGATGGCGATTATGATGATGAAGATGAGGATAATGATTATGCCAACGATGGCACTATGCAATCCTCTGTTAATTATCATAACAAGCGTGACCCAAAAACAGGGAGATTCATCAAAAGCTAAATGAAATTTGGAATACAAATTCCAGCCTTCAAAGATTGGTGGTTTGGTAAGAGCAAAGATTGGGCAATCGGCGTTATCTTACCAGCCACTAGTCTAGGTTACATTGATGATTATGATGATAAATGGTTTGGATTTAAATTAAAATTAAAGACAGACATTTCATTTGAATCATACGAATATGGAAAAATCTTTACATTTGCTATATTCGGTTTAGGATTTACAATATCTAAATACAATATAAAAATCAAATGAGTGAAGAAAATTTTAATTGTCACGCTGGAAATCAATTAAGGCAAGTCTTATATAAAGATATATTAAGATATGCTCACGAAAGCGATATGACCGCTTATCAAGTTATTGGAGTTTTAGAGTCATTAAAGTTTGATTTATTAAATGCTATGGTAGAAAGCGGAAAGGATAATGAAGATGAAATCTAGTCGTGGTCGCAAAAAAGGTTCGTTTTGTTTCTCAATGATTCCATTGAGCGAACTTAACAAAGTATTAAAGCAAGATGCTGTTGTTATCGTATCAAAGAAATTCCTCGACAATTTAAACATAAGAGGAATCGAAAAAGAAGTCAATACTAAAACATATAATAGTTTAGAAGAACAGATTGATTTTCAAGTAAATTAAACTTGATCTTACTTTTAAACTGGTATATAAAACTACTATGTCGCAAGAAAACTATTCAGAGATCGTAGGACAGGATAAAATTAAAAAGAAGTTAAACTTTCTTTTAGATGGATATAATCAAACGAGGATTATGCCCCATCTTCTTTTTGTTGCTCCAAGAGGATGTGGTAAAACTCTTATTGCTCAAAAGACTGCTAATCTTATGAAAAGAGAAAAGAGTCTAATCGTTAATTGTTCTACTATTAAAAATGTAAAGAGTTTCTTTAATCAAATTATGTTACCCTATGTTTATGATAAGGACACTACGATTATCTTTGATGAAGCAAGTGAGTTACCTAGAGATGTAACTATGGCACTTCTTACAATACTAAATCCTAATAGCACAAATCAAAATGATTTTACTTTTGATGAGGGAACTTATACTTTCCGTTTTAATCAAAATAGTTTTATATTTTGCACTACTGAAGCTCAAAAGATTTTTCACGCACTTCTTGATCGTCTTTATAGAATTGATCTTGAGGATTATTCTTATATTGATCTTGGTAAGATTATTAGCGGTAATTTAAAAACTAAAAATCAAAGCGTTCACGAATCAATTTTAAATGAAGTTGCCAGCGTGTGCCGTGGTAATGCTCGCCAAGCTCAATCTATGGCAAATCAAGTTTCGTCTTATTTGGCATCTAAAAATTCCAAAGAACTAGATAAAACTGGTTGGCTAGAGATTAAAGATAGATTGTCTATCTATCCTCTCGGCCTCACAGAAATTGAACTTAATGTAATTAAATTGCTCAAGGAATATGGAGAGTTGAGACTTACCAATCTTTCAGCTAAAACTAATCTTACCAAAGATATGTTACAGAGAAATGTGGAATTATATTTGATGAGAAATCATCTTATTGAAATCAAACCTACTGGTCGTGCTTTGACAAAGAAAGGTCACGATTATCATAAGGAACATTTGAGTGAAAAGAGTTAAAGTCAGAAGCAAGCGTGGAACTCCTATGGAAATCTTGTCATACGATTCCACAGCAAAACTATTCTATTGCTTTATTCCTCATCTAGATATGACTTTGAGTATTCATCCTTCTGCTCTTGACATTGACGCAAAAAGGCTAGATACTCTAACACAGGAGATGATAAATGAACAAAAAACAAATTGATAAGATTGATTTAATTATTCAAGATATTCTTGAGTTGCAAGAGTCTATTGACTTTGATACTAGCGATACATCAGAGTATGATTTAGATTCTGCCGTTGAAGCTCTTACGCACATTAAAGGACAACTTCTTTGTCAAGAAGGAGAGCCAGAGAAAGTTGATCTAAACAATCTATGAAATTACATCCAAAAGTAAAAATGATTTGTGAGGAGTTTGCTGAATCCTACGAGTGGATTGAAGGCGATGAGAGTTTGTTTATTCGTCTTTCAAATCGTTTTGTAGATATTGTAAAAGAGCGTTTAGCAAAATGTCCTTTGGAATATCAAGATGCTCAAAAGGTTGGTGATAATACTATTCTTTGGTTTCGTTCAGCGGAAGAAAATGAAAAAGTTTTAGACTTTATAGAAGAAGATGATGAGGAGGATGATCTACCATTCTAATGAATATTTATGTAAGTGGACATAATTGGTCAGCGAAAGTTGATATTGATACCAAGAAGATCAATAAATCTGATTGGTATAATGAGGCTTGCACTAGAGCAGTTGAATCTGTATTAGATCAAGAAGAAAACGATGGGGTAGAATTAAAAATTGAAGATTATGATAATTTTGGTCTTGGCGTTATTCTCTTGACTTGGGACGAAAAGAATATTAAAAATGAAGATGAACACAGAGTCCTTTTAACTAGTAATGTTCTTGCTAACGCAGGTCGTTGGGAAGAATACAAAGAAGTTAAAGCATACGAGGACAAATGTAAGGAGGAAGGTTTATGAATCCAGTTATAGATAAAATTTATTGGGAAAACAATTCAAGAGTTAAAAGCTCTAGTTTAATTAATCCAGCAAAGATTGTGCCAAAAAGTAGCACAGATCAATTTCCTATGGATGCCATTACTATTCGTTTGAGAGATATCAATAGTCAAAATCTTAATGGCACAGCTTATTTTTATGGTAAAGCTGAAACTCACAAAGATTGGCAAGGAAATCCTTATCAAGTGGCGGGAAGTAAATTAATGGTATCAGTTGTGAATGGCAAAAGCCATATAGTATTTAATGGTGGCGTATGTAATAAAAGTTATTCTATGCAAGATGTTACTGATGCGGTAAATTATTGTAAAGAAGTTATTAGCAAACTATGAGCGATAGACAAACATTAGAAGAATTGATGAGAAGTTTTAGGTTTCACAAGAATCCTATTTTAAATTGGTTTCTTGGTGAGTTTAATTATTACTCTCATACTTATTTTAATGTTAAGTGGGGTTTAAAGAATAAATTACAAAAACTTTTCAGAGGCTATTCTGATAGTGATTGTTGGAATCTTCCACAAGCTACCGCAAAGTTTATGCTTCCACGAATTAAACATCTTCGCAAGAACTTTAAAAGCCTTTCTAATCGTCATCATTTAATTGTTAATGGAGAGGTTGTCGCATATAATCCAGATCAAAACAATTTAGAATACAATGAAGAAAAGAAAGACTTTATTGATAAGTCGAATGGCTTATCTAATTCTTTGAGCAAAGAAGAATATGAAAATGTTTTAGATGAGATTATTTTTGCACTTGAATTTTTGCTTCTTGAAGATGACCCCGAAGGTCAGATTGATAAGCTCTATGAAGTTTATCCACTTAATTATGACCCTATTCGTGATAGAAAAATGTTTCTTACAAAACAAGATAGTGGAGATTATCTTGTAGAGTTTGATTCTAGAGGAGATATTCAACCAGATTATACAAAACTAAATAAAGCCTATGAGCGTCAAAGAAATGGTTTTCTTTTGCTTGGACTTTATTTCAAAGATTTATGGGATTAATTTATGGACAATAATAATACAAGAATACTATTACAGATTAAAGGTGTTTTACAAGGAATAGATCAATCACTCTATTCTCTTGCAGAAAACTTTGATAAACTAACAAAACAAATTATAAAAGAAAATAAAGAAAATGACGAGTGAAGAATATGAGAAGTGGGCGAATGATAATAATATCTTTATTAGTAAAGTTATTAAACGATTATCTTTTGGTAAGGTAGGTTCGTTTTATATTTTAAATTCTTGTAAATTTAATTGGCTTCCAAGATTTTACAATGTTAATAGTAAATATTTTAGTATATGTGGAGTTAATTGGTTAGGGCATATTTTTGAGTGTCAATACGACAGATGAAGCCTAGATTTGACTTTAATAAGGGTAAATTAATTTCAATGGATGGTCAAATTATTGAGTTTGCAGATACTCAAGTAGTGGACAAGTATCATTACCAAGTTGAAGAAATAATGAGTTTATTTAATTTAAAAAGGGGCGAGTATCTTATTACTGACGAAAGTATTATTGGAGACTTTGGCAAAGAGAATATTAATAAAACTGCTCTAGAAAAATTTAAGAAAAAGTATGGATTCAGTTTGACAAACAAAACAAATATTAGTAAGATAGCTGAAAGGATGTATAACTTTAGACCATTTTAAATTTATGAAATACACAATAACATCAAGAGATAAAGAAGCTATGGTAGACTTTGATTCTGTAAAAGAAGGAGAAGTTTTCTCTTTCTTTGACCCCGAATCAGTCCAACGAGGCAATCATTCTGTTTTTATGAAAATCAAGAATGGAACAAATAACATTGTTAATCTTGACGATGGCAAAGTATTTAACTTTAGTGATAAAAAGCGTAATACTATAAACGACCCCGATGAACAGCAGGGCGATAAAGTTTATAAACTTAATGCTAAAATTAATATTGTAGTATAATGAAAACTACATATCAATACATAGATCAAATCAAAGATCAATACGGCAATCTACTTCTTTCTTGGGGAGTTTATGAAAAAACTATTACCCTTGAAAACATAGGAGAAAAACCTTTAATGTCTGTAAAGATTCTAAAGCAATTTGAATCAGTAAAACAAGCACAAGCCTATCTAGATAAATTAATTAATAAATGAAAGTAATTCGTTATATTAAAGAACTTGAAGATGAGTTTGGTGAACCTATGAATAAATGGGCGGTCTATGAAGAACAAATTACTCCTAAAGGTAATTGGGTTTTTAAGGACGCAAAGATAGTAAAAACTTTTGCAACTCCTTATCACGCAAGAAATTGGATGGAAAATGACAGCAAAAGAACTTATTGAGCATCTTCAAACTCTATCTCCAGATACTCGTATTTGTGTGAAAGGATATGAAGATGGAGTGAACTATGTTGATGTAATAAGAAAAGCGAAAATCTTAAAAGATAGAAATTCTGAATGGTATTATGGCAATCACCAAGAAGTATTAGACATTGATGGTAAGCACTTTGACGAAGTTGTTTGGATTATTCAATAATTTTCTTTGACTTAAATTAAATTTAAATTATATTTGATCTATGGACACAGCTAAACCAGATCAGTTTTTTGCTACCTTTAACGAGCTTCACGCTCACAAGGTCGAAGCATACAAGCAGTATTGGGAAACCCTAAAGCCCACTAATAATGAAGATATTTTTAGGCGTTGGCTTTTTGCTTTCTGCTCTGTTCATACTACTTGGGAAGGTAATATCAAGGGCTATCTTGCTATTCGTGATTTTATTTATTGGAGATACAACCGCAAAGAATTGTTGAAGCGTCTTACTCGCTCTGGCGTTGGTTGTCAGAATGAACGCACAGATTATATTTGGGATTTTGCAAAAGATTTTTGGCAGAACCCTCAAGACTTCGCTTGCTATAACAAGAAACATTATGTAAAGGTTCGTGATAGTCTTGTTGAGCGTATTCGTGGATTGAGTTATGCTAAAGTTAGCTTTGCTCTGGAGATGATTAATCCTAATCATACCAAAGTTGTATGTGGTGATGTTCACCATCTTCGCTTCTATGGTATGGAGAATTTAAAATATACCAAGTCAAAGATTGGTGCTATGAAATACAAAGCGATGGAAAAGCATTGGATTGATAATTGTGATAAGTTAGGTGTTCCATCTTATATCGTCCGTTGTCTTATGTGGGATGATATTCAGAAGCAAGCAGATAGCGATTATTGGGGCTATGTTCTAAAACCTTTCTAATGATTCCTTGTATTTCTTTTTCTATATCAAAGAATTATGCAATAGACTTTTGTGTTTTTTATCAAATAAGAAAAGCAGAAGATGGTATAACTTTCTTTGACTTAAATGTTAATACAGACTTTTATGAAGCAGACCATAATCCAAAGCTAAACTTTTCTCTCATAGTTTTAAACTGGACAATTTTTGAATTGACTATATACAATAAAAATCATATAAACTAATTATGAAAGCATCTTCTTATTTTACAGACGGCGAAATTGAGATAGGTATGAAACTTCTTGGTGATCTTTTAACTGATAAAGATTTCTTGGAAGAAATATCTATATCTTATGATGCTACCGATAAGTATATTAAATTGGTAGAAAAGATAGAGTTTTATTTTAACGATATGAAAGCGGAGGATAAATGAAACTAGAAGATTTAGTTGATCGCAAGATTCTTTACTTGAATTATCCTATTAATAAATATGCAATTCAAGAAGGCAAGGTCACAGAAATTTCACCAGCAAAGATGTGTATGAAAATTAATAGTGACTGGCATTTGGTAAGTAACATTCGTGTTATAGAATTGTTTAGCGAAGATGAAAGACCAAAGTTAGGATTTGGTTTGACAAAAGATGAAAAGAAGGCAAAATAAAGATATGGAAAAAGCAATTAGACTTCTAGAGGAGCTTGTTAATCAAGCTGACGAAGATTGTCCTCACGATTGTAGGACAATGCACTTTAATAATGCTCTTGAGGAAGCTAGTGAATTTGTAAAGGAGTATAAAAATACACAATGAAACTAGGACGAGTCTGTTTAGATTTAAATTATATTGTAGATATGGATAATCAAGAAATGGTTGAAAGAGCCGTTGAATGTCTTTATGAAGATTTGATGCAAGGCGTAAAGTATGGAAATCTATCGAACTGGATTGATGTTATTGAAGATAAGAACGCAAAAGAAGATATGATTCCAGAATTTTTATTGGAGAAAGAAAATGAATAGTGTTATTAGACATACAAATCCTAGAGATATGATTTTAAATAGCTTAAAGAAAGCCTATCTAAAAGAAGATCAAGCTACTCTTGTGGATAGAGTTATGGAGTTTTATGTTCATCTTTCGGACTATGAACTCTGCCAAAGATACTCGGAAAAGTTTGAGACTAATCCAAAATATATAGCAGAGCAGTTTGAATTTAATTTCTAATGTGTAATTAGAAGTATGGCAAAGAAAGAAAAACCTAGAATAGTAAAAGAAATAGAAAAAGAAGAAAAGACTTTTTCTGCTATGGCTAAAAAAATTGTAGATGCGATTAAAGACGAAAAAGATTTAAGAGAATTTACGAAAAGTTGTCTTGAAAAAATATATAAAGACGACCCAAAGTTATTCGCAGATCACGCAAAATTAAAGTTGAAGAAAAAATAAATCTAGTATATTATCTTTTGTATGGAAGAACCAGTTAAGGCACTTCGCACAATGAAAGAATTTGTTGCGTGGTATGAAAAAAGAGAAGAAATGCCAACGGATAAACTCCACGAGTTTTATGTTAAGTTTAAATATATCATTGAGCAAGAAGAAGAAATGAATGATTACTTGAGAAAATTTTTAGGATAAATCTATGGAAAATGCAAAAACATTAGTATCGCACTTAAACAAAGACCTTGTTGATCTTGAAGAAGATATTAAAACTTTAATCAAATGGCACGATGAAAACCACAAGCATATTGCTGGCGTAAATTGGAAAGAACTCGATAAGGTAGAAGGTCTTGTAAAGAAACTGAAAAAGCATTTCAAAAGATGAGATTTGTTTCAGATTTTATTAATACTATTTTTGGTTTCGCTTTTCTTGCTCTTATGACAGCAAGTTATGTTGTTTCTGAAACCTTTAAAAGTATTAAAGGTTTATTTTCTTTTGCAAGACCTTTAACATCAGAGATTCTTGCAGACTTATCTTTGATTGTGCTTTTTGCTTATCAAATGATTCTCTCTGTTTTTAGCTCTATTTCATTGAGCGTCAGCAAGTTTTTCTTTTGTCTTTCTAAAGTTTCCCACAAAAAATCAGAGGAGATTATCAATAGACTTTGGATTAACTAAAAAAATACTTGCGTGTAAGTTAAAATGTGAGTATAAGTAAGGTTAAGAGGACACCATATACATTAGCAATTATGAAATTAAGCAAACATAGCAAAAAGATTACCGACTTTATTGAAACTACATATCCAGATTATGTAGACAAAATTTTACTCGCAGATGGATTTGACGAGGCTTTCCTTGGCGTTGGAGAAAATTCACAGGGTAATCCTGTCACAATTTATTCTATCGAGAAATGTTTAAATATTCTTGCAGAACAATTTGAGGATGAAGAAGATCCAGAAACAGATGCGATTGATTACTTTGAATTTAATATTCGTGGTGCTTATGTTGGGGAATTTACCCCAATGTTTATCCATACAATTTAATGAAATATAAAGTAGATTGGCTTAATTTAGCTACCACTTATCTTTTCTTTGGTTTTGTTTATAGTGGTGTTATTTGGGTTATTTGGAATTTTCTTTTTGCTCCACTTTACGATTTGCATTTTTCTTTCTTGCAGATTCTTGGTGCTTATACTATCGCTCGTATCCTGTTTGGCAATAGTAATACAAATTATGTTAGCAATATTTACTCTCCAAAAGCTCCAGACTTAGACAAGATTGACCAATATTTAAAAGACTTTCAAGATGAATTAGATCAAGAAGGAAAAAAGATTGAACAAGAATACGAAAATATGGACAAAAGAAAGGATGACAAAGAGTAAAACAATAATAGTATTTTGTCTTGTATTCTTTTTTGGATTCTTTACTGGTAAAAATTTAGATCGCACGATAAAAGCGTATCAATCATATAAGAGATGGGATAATATTTGTAATTATTTAGATGCAACACTAGGTAAAGATAATCATTTGGAATATATAAAAAATACTTTACAAAAGTAAATATAAATAGTATAAAAAGACCTAGTGAATTTTAATAAAATCATTGAGGTTAGTTATGCTCTTATCAATAAGCATAATGCAGATTTGCGTTGTCGTCATTTTAGTTTTATTCTTGACCGTAATCGTATTATAAGTATTGGATTAAACTCACCGAAAACTCATCCTCTTAATCTTAAATACAATTATGTTAATAAAAATAACGAAAAGATTTCAAATATTGTTGGAACTCATAGTGAATTAAGTGCAGTAATTAGACTTGGCGAAGAAGATTGCTCTCGCCTAACTCTTGTAAATACAAGGATTAACAGAAATAATATGCTAGATTTCTCTGCTCCTTGCTCTGGATGCTGTGATATGATTAAACAATTAAATTTTAAGAATGTCTATTTTAGTAATGCTCAAGGTAAATTCGATAAATTAAATTTGACAAACCCTTAAATATCAATTAATATAATCATTATGGCAATTAGACCTAAAACATACTTCGTTAAGATGACTGATAATACTGATGGCACATTTACCATTAGTGAGAGTAAGGTTCTTGACAAGGTTAATCAACACGCTCGTCATTGGCGTTCTTTTGATAAGCGTAAATTAACCACCAAGCTCCGTAATTCAGTCCTAGTAACGAAATAAGTATAATACGATTCCACCCTTAATTCGGTGAAAATACCGAGTTATGGGTGTAATCTATTTGTTATGAAGTCTAATAATTATAATAGGAGTTTCGTGGTCGCCAGAAGAAGCTAATCTGGCTTGACATTTTTTTCAATTTAAATTAAATTTAATTCAAGGAGGACAAGTTATGCAAATACTATGCCGTTTATCCGTGTTGTTATGTGGTATCTGGTTTTTATTTAAACCAGAAATTATCGCACCATCATCATCTTACAAAGAGATTTCTGAAAGATGTGTCAAGACTGATCGCTTCTTAAAAGCTAATCTTCCTAAAAAAGAAATTAAGGTTCGTATCACTACCTATTGGGCAAAAGGTGGTGATACAGATAGTTGGAGTGCAAAGCGTCAAAGCTCTACTGGTGTGACACTTAAACCTAATATTTCAGTAGCCGTTGATCCTCGTATTATTCCTTATTTTAGTAGAATTTATATTCCTAATCTTGGATTTAGATATGCTCACGATACTGGCACAGCAGTTATAAGAAAGAAGGCTAGTGGTGGTAAATATCCAGTTATTGATGTATTTTTTCTTAACAAGAAAGACGCAATAAGATTCGCTAATACTCATCCAAAGATTGTAAAAGTTAAAGTTTTTGATAGAATATAGTATATGATTATTGATGATAGTGTCAGTTTCTTTGGCGTATATTATCATAATTGTATATTTCATTTAAACTTATCAAAGGAATTTGCTGATCTTTATTCAAAAGAAAAATATAAAAATGTTATTCTTTGTCAAAAAGATGAACATAATGGCTATCTTCTGACTCAAAGTATTATGAGTAAAGAAAGTCAAAATCCATATATGCAAAGCTATCATTATAGAGATAAAGAAGAACTAAAACAAGGCTTTAGGAAAATCTCTGATAGGATAGAATCAGCGGAAAAAACATTTTATCTTTTAAGAAGTAATGAGTATTATGATGTTGCAGATACAGAAAAAATTGTTAATATATGGAAAAGAGAGGTAAAAAATGCCACCCAAGAAATCTAATAAAATTGAATTTTTAACTGAACATATAGCTTCTCTTAATCATTGGCGAGATGAATTATTAAAATTAGAAAAAACCTATTTCCATAAAGATTTAGAGAAGGAAAGAACTATTCGTAATATGATTAATAAATACCTAGATGATGTTCTAGAGCATAATAAAAAATCCAAGGAAAAGCCTAAAAACTAGGTGTAAATAGAAATAAGGAAATTATGGAACTTTTAATCATTTCAAGCTGTTTCATCCTTGGTAGTATTTTTGGAGTTAGGTTCGTATGAACTGGCTACTAAATATCTTTGATAGTATTAAGTGGAAAATTGAAGATGCAGTTTGGGCTATTCAAGATAAGATTACGCTTCATAAAGAATTAAAAGCTATTGACGCAGAGTGGGACAAAGAAGAATTAATAGAAGAAATTGAAGTTAAACCAAAGAAAAAGAAAGCTAAAAAGAAAAGTGCTAAAAAAGCTAAAAAAAGCGTTTAAGTGGTTGCTTGGTATTAAGTTGGGTTGTGGGTGTTCTGCTTGTAAATATAAAAAATAACTTGATCTAAATTTTAAATTCAGTTAGTATATACTAACTATGGCATTAACAAAACAAGAACTAAAAGACATTAGGGTATTTCAAAATAACCTTAAAAACTCTGGTATGAACCCTTGGGGAAACCTAAAGCGTGGAGTAGATATTACAGGAAAGAGAGTCAAAGCTCCTAAAAGCAGAATCTTTAATAAAGAAGATGCTAACCCCGAAGTAGTTGAAGAAAAATTTAAGAAAAAATAATAAATAATATATTGACATTATCCAATATATATATTAATATAACAATATGAATACAACTCAAACCCAATATACTTGGTCAGTAAAAGCTACCAGCGGACAAGTAGTTGTAGCTCCAAAGAGCTACCCTACCCTTCGTGGTGCAAAGATCGCCAGTAAGCGTTTCGCTAACAAAACTGGTGGTTCAGTAGTTTCTGTCTCGGCCAAGTAATTAATAATAGGGTATTGGTTCAAGTCCAATGCCCTATTTAAAATTTGACATAAAATAAAAAACATTTAAAATAAAATTATGTGGTCGCCAATAGACATATTTTTCATAGCTTGGTTCTGTAATTTTTCTCCTTGCCAAGACGCAAGGTTGAGCGTTGCAGAAGTTATCGAAGTTAAAGAAAATAAAATAATCTCGCAAACAATTAGGTTAAGAGATGGCGTTTAATTTTCGTAAAGCAGTTGCTTTTGTTATGATAGTAATTGCTTGGATTTTTCTCACTTTCTTTTTTATTGGATGTGCAAGTGTAGATCAAGTCCAAGAAAAAGAGGGTTGGTTTCCTGTTGGTATGGATGAAGATAATCAAAGTTTTTACAATAGTAAATATAACACTCTTGACAACGGAAAAAATGATCCTAATATGAATGTAAAGGTCTTTAGAAAGGAATTTTAATATGGCATATTCAAAAAAAGAGTTAGAGCAATTAAAAGAAGTGAATGACATTCTAGAGCGTATGGAGAAGAAGTTGGATGAAGCGATTGCTTTATTTAATAAACCTTCTACTTTAAATATCAAAGGTTATCCAGCTAAAAATTTTGACTGGACAAAAAAGATATTTTCGTATAAAACTAAAGGTAATAAAGAATAAAATGTATAAGCAAACTCCTCAACTAAATCAACTAGGTTTCGATGATAAGATTTCTCTTATCTATGCTATTGATATGGCTTTAAGAAATGTAGAGAATCCAATTATAATTAAAAAGTTTGAGAAGATGAGAAGCAAATTGCTCTTGACTCAAAAGGGAAAAGAGCGTAGGATAAGAGCGTGAAGAAGAAGAAGCAAGACCCTTACTATCTTAAAGTAGGTAAGTTTCTTAAGAAAGCTCACTATGATCTTAAAGTAGATATGGGCGATGCTATGAGAGATTACTTTATTAACTTTGGTAAAGAAACAATTACTGATGACCAGTATATAAATATTGGTTTTAATAATGCTTTACTCAAAGGCTTGGACACAATTAAAATCTCTAAAAAGAAATGACATTTGACAATTATCAGACTAATGCTAGTAGAACCGCTTTTTACCCAAAAGTATTTAAGAATCAAGGGTTGTATTATACTGCTTTAGGACTTGCTGGTGAAGCAGGAGAAGTCGCTAATAAAGTCAAGAAGGTTATGAGAGATAATAATGGCAATTTAGATGAGAAAGCTAAAGCGGAAATCTTTGATGAACTTGGCGATGTTCTTTGGTATTGTGCTACAATCGCAGATGAGATTGGCGTTAATCTTGGAGATGTCGCTAAACTTAATTTAAGTAAATTGCAAGATCGTATGAATAGAGGTAAAATAAAAGGAAGCGGAGATAAAAGATGAACAATGCAAATCCGTTAGACTATGATGCGAAATATCCACCAACTGCGGATACTTCTACTAATGATAAAGCAAAGATAGTTAATATGGAAAAAAATATTGGTCGTCAAGTTATGTTTCAAATAGATGGAACTCAATTCTATGGTAAAATTACCAGCGTTCCTAATAGTGAACATTATTGCGTTTTGGTAGGAGAATCTTGGGATTGGTATATTAGAGAAGAAGCTATCCATTTCGTAGAAAATATTTACTGATATGGGATTAATTGTTCCATTAGCTATCACAGCATTTTTTCTTTGGTTTGTTTATCTGATTTCAAATAATAATTCTTGATCGTAATTTAAATTCAAATTATATTCGGTCTTATGACAAAAACATTCAAGATCGGTGAATATGCGGTTGGCGGTAAGATTCGTGTTTCAATTCCCAAGACTTTAACTAATATTAAAATTGATGTTGTAGATTTTAATAATGGTGAGCTAGTTAATCAATATATCTATTATAGCTTTGATAGAATCCGTATCGAGCGTGACCTTTGGCAGATTACAACTAGCTATTGGACAGATCAAATTACTAGTTGGATTACTAAAAACTGGAAAATTGAATTATATCATAAAACGCCGTGGTATAATGTATGAAAAACGAATATAGGATTATTTGTTTAGACGACCCAAGTGAAAAGACTTTAGAGTTTGGTTCAAGTCTTTTTAAACTAGAGAGTTGTATTGCTACTTGGTTTGATGACCATACTGGCGATGGATATGATAGTATTGATGAGTTTCAAGAGGCTAGAAAAGGTATTCATCAGATTCAAGTAAGAACTATAAGTAAAAATAAGAAAAGCCGTTGGAAAAAACTCAAGATTGACAAAACATAAAAATCAAATAGAATCCTTATATGAGCCAATTTAAAAATCTTAAAGAGTATATGGAAACTCTATCGGAAGATGAACAAGAGTATATCTATGATTTGTATTATAACGCCTCGGTAGATGAGTTGGTAGATATGCTCTTTGAGTATATGCCAGCAGACGATACTATTAAAGAAATTGAAGATTATAGGCGTGAATTGCTAGAAGAAGAAGCGGACGATATTGCCAAAGAAATTAAAGATTTTGAGCGTAAATTAGCACAGGAAAAAACGGATACAAAATAAGAGGCTAGGTCGTGGCTAAATTCAAGAAAAAAGGTAGTAAGCTAAAGAAATCAGAGAAGCATTACCTTTTTGCTGTATTAAGCAACATTCTAAAATTTGGCTTTTCAAAACAAGATATAAAGGATATACTAAAGAAACTATGAATAATTGGCACATTTTATTTGTTATTTTGATGATCTTTGGTGTTATGGTTATGGCATATTACCACAAATAAGTATGAGTGAATTTCATCAACTAATGGGTATATCTATGATACTCTTGAGCATTTTGGGGTATATGTATATTGGTAAATGATATGAGATTTTTAGAATGGGTCTATAATTTAGCGACCTTTGTAATAATTGGTATATGTAATTTTATTGTTTTTATTGTTGGAGGCAAGAAATAATATGTATTTTTATTATGGTTCTAGTTTAGAAGGCACAATAGTATTATTGATTATAGCTATCAGTATTACCGCTTTGGTTATGGGAACTTTGGGGCTATCTGTATATATTTGTATTGCTTTAAATAAGATTAGAAGGTATATTAAGCGTAGAGGCGATAAATAGAAAGGATATATTAAAAAGAGCTATGAAAAACTATATTAGGTCTTTGTTAGGTATAGAAATGAGTATTGGAAACCTTGAAATTAAGCCTATTTTACTCTGTTTAGGGATATTACTCTTTATAGCTTTATGTATTCCTTTACTAATAGTTTATTGTTACTTATATATTAAAAATACTCTGTTAGAGAGCATAAAAGAACTAAAGAAACATAAGAGTAATAATAAAGATAATGGTATAAAATGGGTATGATTTTCTTTTATATATCTAAATAAGTCAAGAGAAATATTTAAAATAAATTATATTCTTTTCTTCTTGTGTAGTATAAGGTGTGAACTACATACTTAAAAAACTAAAATATCTAAATAATAGAGCAGAAAAATGGCTAAAAAGAGCTATTTATATACTATGGATATTACTAGCTATTGAAATGATAAGAGAACTAATAAAACTATAATTAGTGGCGAATTTATAGTATAATAAATAATGTGAAGTTTAAATCTTTACAAGATAAATTAGAGTTATACTATGATAGGCTAAAGAGTCCTCCTAAAATAATAAAGAATTGGGCAATAATTGATCTTGAATTATTTAATAGTTTAAAGAAAATAAAGCTAACTAGCGTCAATGATATATACTCTTATGAGGATGAAAAGATAATACTATTAGAAAATAAAAGCAAACATATAGTAATTAAGATTACTCTTAACTTTGTAGCCATAAAAATAACAAATAATGAATATGAACTAAATATAAAAGAGTGGGATCTTATTGCAGTAGACAAAAATTACATATATAAAGGAAATGCGGCCAAACCTATGACAAATAAAGAAATAATAGAACTTCTTGGTTTTAAACTAGACAAGAAAGCTAAAGAAGATTTAGAATATTTTGGTTGATTTTAAGTTATTTTAGATTTATTATTGATTTTATGGGAAATAAACATTATAATAAAGATATCTTGGAAGCCGTGACCCAAGGACTGGTTGGTGGTGAACCCGCTAGGAGTTTAGACCCCTTTCGACTAGCAAAAACCACATTGTTTCTTATATTATTAACACTAAATAGTTACTCTCAAGAATTCTTTGATACTTTAAATGAAACTATTGGACTTGTAAATAAAGCGACTAAAATTATAGATAATTACAATCAATCTGGATACGAGTCTGCTAACGAAGCAGAAGCAAGATATCAAAGTGAAATTGAAGATAGAAAAGCTGTTGCTCTAAATAAGTCAGAAATAAAAGATCAAAGGTATTGGGTAGATAAACGATGGATCTGTAAAACAAATAATTATACGCCAGCAAAATCAGCTAGTGATCTTGTGGATTCTGATGGTGATGGCTATGATGATTATACTGAATTTAAGCACGGCACTAGCCCAAATAATCCAGACATATTTCCTGCAATAAGAGATGGAAATAATAAAAAAGTATTCAAATGATAACAAATAATCAAATTAAAGTTTTGTCTGAGGATGAACTATCTTATTTGTTCTTTTGTTTAAATAGTGAATGGGAAAGGCTAAATATGCCTTATGAGATGAGCATAAATACTATTAAAAGTTTCAGAAATAATAGTATTCAAATAATACTAAATAAATATAGTTCAAATTTAAAAGACGAACATAAAAATATTGTAATTGACATCTTAAATAAACTAGAGGAAAATAGATAAATATGAATCAAATATTAGCTTATTCTTTTTTAATCTGTGCGATTGTTTTCGCCACTATACCTATTATTGGATATATAAGAGCAAAATATTACTATATTGATACAAAGCCGATTCACTATTGGCTAAATAAGAAACAAAAAACAAAGAAAAGATATAGGACTTTTAAAAAGCGAAATAGGAAGAACTTATCTTTAAATAAGATTAATAGATTGTCTGTTTCTCGTGCTAGGAATGATTATAAATTAAATAGGTGGAATATTAAATAAATGAGAACATTTGTTTTTAATAGAGAAGAACTTAGTATATTACTTTATGCTCTTATTGCATCGAAACAATCAGTAGATCCATCTCAGCATCCTACTATTGATCATCTTATAGAAATTTTAAATAAGTAATTGACTAATCTAAATAAATAAAATATATTGATCATATGAGCGACTACACAGACAAGAATTTTACCAGTAGTGATTGGGGATTAATTCAAGATTGTATTGTTGATCAGATCTCCCATCTTAAGGAATGGCAAAAGTATGGTTACGAAGAAGAAGTTAAGCGTCTAGAGGAGATGCTTGGTCGCGTTGCAACCAAATATAAACAAACAAGAGTGAGCTAAATAATATGTTTCTTATAGTAACTGAAAAATTAATTGAATCCTCTGAAATAAGAGTACTTGGATTAGTTTTCCTATTATGGGTTATAATGTACAGCATCAATTGGGCCTGCTCAACACTTTATAATTATAAGTGTGATATCTTTAATATTTTTAAGAAGAAAAAGAAAAGTCGCCGTAGGTCTTGACACAGATTAAGTGTGTGGTATGCTCTTCTTATGAGCAAAACCAAAAAAATTGATATGAAGGACATTATGGAGGAAATCCGTAAGAGTCAAGAAAAGAAAGCAGAAAAATCTAAAGTTAATGCTAAAGCACTATTTGATACTTTAGCTGATACAAGGGTAGTTTCTATCGAAGTCACTTTTGATGGGTGTGGAGATAGTGGCCAAATCAATGATATTATCTTCAAAGACCACAGAGACAAAGAGCTGTCTTGTCCAAAACTAGTTGTTAAAGGTTCTCACCTAGGACATCAACATCAGTGGGACGAAAAGAAGAAAGAGTTTGTTGAAGTTGGTGGAGGCGAAGGTGATGTTAGTGCGATTGTTGAAGAAATATGCTATGATAGATTAGGGGCATATCACGGAGGTTGGGAGATCAACGAAGGTAGCTACGGAACATTTAACTTTGATGTTCTTAATCGCAAGATTGAACTTGAGTTTAATGAACGAGTAGAGAGTGTTCGTTCTTCTTCGGAGACATTCTAATGGCTAATCCTTATCATCACTCGTTGTCCTCGGTCAAGAAGTGGGGTGGAGTTCCATCAGATTATCAAGCTATTCACGATTGGTTTGATGAGAGCAAAATGATGATGGCAGATTTTCGCCACAGAGCTTTGCGACATCACGCAGAGGGAATATTTATGTGTGAGAGGATATTTGGTCACACGATCAGACTATCCACTAACGGCAAACTTATTCCTACTCGCTGGATTGGCGAACAACACGTGATGGAAGATTTGGGACGAATCCCCTCTATGCAAGACTGGTTTAAGAATATTATGCCAGAAAGTTGGATGGGCAAAACAAAGAAACTTGATGTGGAATTAAATCCAGCATAGACTCTCATTTAGATTTGTTGTGTGAGGTGATGGTGAGGTCATCGGTGGTCACTTCCGTAATAAGTGAATCGTTTGGAAGTATCGAAAAACTTCCGCTGTTTTAAAAAAAACTGTTCTACAAAATATTGTATTTGATGTATAATACTTGTATGAGCAAAAAAGAAATGGAGAAAAATTTATCATATGGAGATTGTTTTAATTTTTTCGGGGCTTTGCTTGGCGATCTATTGGGAGTGGGTGATGTAGAAAAAAAACTTGACGAAAAATAAAAAAACAATTAATATATAATTATGCGGGGCAAACTCTCGGGTGCGAGAGGATGTAATGAAGGTTATGGTAGGGTTGATCTCCTATTGGACCTTCGTCCCCCGCAGTTCTTTGATATCAATGGGGGTTAATTAAGGGTTATCCAACCCAAACCAAGGAATAAATATCGCCTCGTATTTGGCGAGCCGTGGATGATCCCTCAATAGAAAATGGTTGTACTAACCGAATCACTAGACGAGATGCACATTAGGGTGCTGAAATGCTAGTGGAAAGCTTTCCGCAGAAGATCACAGATTGGACGTTATAGCAAAGCGGAACCCTGCTGTAACCATATATCCTGTGAGCGTTTTTTGGTGTCGCCGAAACCATATTTTTCTTTTTATTTTAGTGTAATTTTAGGTGTGAAAGATGGTATGGAATACGTTTATACTTTAATTATTGGTATCATAATATTTGCTATTGCTAAATATCTAATTGGTCTATGAACAAACCAAAATATAAAATAGGCGATAAAGTATTATTCTTTTGTAAGTATAAAAATGAACAAGCTACCGGTGAAATAACAGATATAAGAGAAGCAAAATACAATTGGGATTATTCTATTAGATATTATATTTATGTTGATTTAGTTTATGCTCAATGGGTAAATGAAGAGAATATTCTTGACAAAAAGAAATAATCCTTTAATAATATTAAATACAGGGCAAGTTGCCAGAATAGCACAGCGGTAGTGCAACGGTTTTGTAAACCGTAGGTCATCGGTTCGAATCCGATTTCTGGCTCATTAAATATGAAATACAGATTATACGATATCAAATACAAACAACCCAACGGCATTATTAATGGCACTTTGCCAAATAGTATTATAGTAGACTTAAGTAAATACAAAGCTGATATAGGTTTTGGTAATCTAAATTGCAGAGGCGCTCAAGCTATCAAAGATGTGACAGGATTCGAAGCAGACTTTTTTAAAGCAGAATTGGTAAGTCGTTATCCTGGAACAGATCACAAGGACTTGACATCAAAAGAATTTCCAGTATATTTAGATTATGAGCGACACCTTAAAAAAATACACAATCACAATTCAAAGAAATCAAATCGCCGAAGCTGAGATCGAAGTCGAGGCAGAGACTCTAGCAGAAGCAGAGGAGCTTGCACTAGAGCGAGCAGAAGATTGCGATGCTAACTTCGATGAAGTTGATTATCACTTTGATATTATTAATATTGAATCTGATGATGAGGACGAGGCGTGAGCTTTAGTCTAGAGATTCTAAGATTCAAAGATATTATTTGCTATGATAGTCTAATATACAAATTATATGAGCGAAATGATAGTTAAGTTCTTATTGTTTTGGGCTCTTATGCTTGTGATGTATGGGGTTATTGCTCCACTTGCAAGAGCAGAGGATATTCATACTAGATGCTGTCCCCAGCACGAAGTCAGACAAGGTAGACTATACTCTATACATAAAGATTATACTGGTAAATATCATTATATCTATTTTGGAGAAACAAAGAAATGATTACTGGCGATACAATATTATCTTTTCTTATTATAGCTTTTGCGGCTATTTATATTTATTTGAATCACTATTGACAATAAATTAATCTAGGGTATATTCATAGAATGAACCCACATTATGAAGTTATGGCAGTCACGAATTACAACCCATACCTCTTTGGCGACAGGATTAAATCCTATCACCGCAAGAAGGTTTGGAAAGCTCGTAGAATCAATCCTCCTTGTGATGAGTCTAGCTATTGGACAACTTACAAGAGCGTAAGGAGTTTCCTCAAAGGAATTGGCGCAACTTGGGTTAAACTTTAATTATGAGTGATATTAAAATAATTAGCAAAAAGTCCCAGACAATAACAGTAGATACTTATGTTATTGAAGCAGAAGGATATAATGATAATATAGTATATAAAGAACACATTGATGAGGACTATACTATTATTGATGCTTACCTGCAAACACAGGAAGGCTTTACAATTCTAGATCCTGCTCTGCTAGAGCAAATAGAAAACAAAGTAAATAATATACAAGAAGCAAAATGAATTTTAGCGGAATTGCACCATCAGATGAGATTGAAAGGTTCTTACATAAAAAGATGTATTTTGTTAAAGTAGAAAAAATGTGTTCTGCATATCTTCAAGTAGAAGCAGAAAATGAACAAAAAGCAAAAGAACTAGCGGAAAATCTTAAAAATCATTTTGTTTTAGACTGGAAATAATATGAGCTTTCGCTTTGGACATCAAAAAGGTAAAAAGAATAACTATAAGATCTTTATTCAATGGTCTAAAGAGTGGCTTAAGTCTGATAAGAAAAAGAAGAAAAATAAATTGACTAAATAAGAATTTAATATATAGTAAATATATGAGCCTAACACATCCCGCATCTTCTAAAGCTGATGTTAATTTAATATCTAGAAATGTTAAAATATCCTATGATTTCCAAATAGGTGATAATAAATACTATGTTGTTGAATCCTTTGATGGAAATAATGAAATATGTGGCAGAGAAATAAAGAAAATAGAATGGGGCGGAACAGTTAATGTTAATAATGAGAGTATTAGAAAAAAATTAATTAAGGCCGCTAAACAATATAGGATATTTAATTAAATGACAAATACTTATAGAGACCTCTTAAATAAACTTAAGAATATGAATGAGAGCCAATTAAATAGTGATATTACTATTATAGATACTGATAACGAATATCGTAGAGCCACTTTATTATTTACTGATGAATCCTGTGATGTTTTAGACGAAGGACATCCTGTAATTACCGCCAGATATTAATTGACTTTAGATTAATTTAGATTATAGTTGAGAGTATGAAGCTCATCAACACTACTAAATTATGTTCAGATAAATTAAAAGAGATGGTTAAATGGTGCTTGCCCCAAGGGTTGCACCTTAAAGATATCCGAAAAATAGATTTTGGTAATACTAAATTAGGTTGGCATGGTAGGGCTTGGAGTGGAAGCATGAGGGCGCATATTGCTGTTCCAGCTTATTCAAAGTATATTAAGCCATATATTAGCGGTGGTATGAGGGGATATTTACCTGTTAAAACTTATAGCTGGGAAGAATCATTAATTGAATTAATTGCCCATGAAGTAAGACATATTTGGCAATACAAGAAAAGGAAATTTTATCATGGAGTTAAGAAAATAAGAAAATATAACATGGGAACTAGAGCTAAATTAAGTGAAGTAGATGCCTCTTTATATGCTATGAGGAAAGTAAGAGAGTACAGAAAGAATAATATTAAATTTAGTGTGGTTTAAGTAAGTTGCTTATTATTAAGGAGTTATAGGGGCGCGCCCCCCGCGCGCGTAAGTCGTTGATATTCAACACCTTTTAAAAAAAGTTATTCACATTACGTAAAACCTTTAAGGCCATTATCTTCTGACATGAAAAAAAATCTTGTCAGATTATAAAAGTGTGGTACTATTAATCTATGGCTAGAACAACCAAACCCGCTCAAGATGTATACGATTTTGATGTACATCAAGAGCCACTCCTCACAACTGACGGCAAGAGGACAGGATACTTCGGCATGGTGCGCCGTGACACCGCCGAACCCATTACGCTCGGAGTTTGCACCGAGCAGTATGGTGTGGTGAAGAATGCAGACCTCATCGAGATGGTGGAAAGCAACCTCGCCACTCATGGCAAGCTCTCGAATTACAATTCGAAGAAGTTTGTTGTGCGTGACGGTTCTCGCTTCTACGCTTCCTATGACTTCCCCGATTTCAAAACGGAGTTGAAGCCCATGGGCAAGCGCGCCAAGGGTGACATTCTCGGCTTGCGACTGGTCGTTAACAATAGTTATGACCGCTCCTGCCGTGTTTCGTTGTCCCTAGGCTTCCTGCGTCTCGTTTGCACCAACGGCATGACCTCGCTCTCCAAGGAGTTCAGCATGACTAAGCGCCACACGCTTGCGGTCAATCTGGACTTTGTTGGTGATGCGTTGGCTCGTGCGTGTGATAGCGTTGAGTCTCAAGCGCAAGTTTTCAACAAACTGGCGCAACGGGCGCTCACTGACGAACAGGGCTTGAACCTGCTCACCAAGCTGGAAGAGAAAGACGTTATCTCTGGCAAGGTGCGCGAAGGGATCGAGGCTGTTTGGCGCAATCCGCAGTACGAGGAGGATACGGATCGCAATCTGTACAACCTCTACAATGCGGCAACGCAATTCCTTACTCGCAATGTCTCGCAAGAGCGCTACGAGTACAGCGAGCGAGTCAACCGTGACCTACTCAAAGTCTTCTCGGGCAAAACTCGTGACGAAGACCTCTTGAAACTGGTCGCCTAAACTAAAACGAAACCTTAACAAGTGCGAGGGGCAAACCCCCTCGCATTTTTTTGCTTAGATTTGATGGATTATAAGTCATTGACTACCAAGGATTTACGCATGCGGGGGCTCGGCTTGCGTAACTCTTTGATTATCAAGCACTTATATCTCTTGACATTTTTAGAATTTATCTTATAGTTAAGGGAGTGAAAGCAAAACACAAAGTCTATTACAATTTACATAAACATTGTTTAAGCATTATGCTCAAAGGAAAAGTATTAGAGCATAGTTCAGAGTTCTTTTTGAAAGATGTAGAATTTCGAGTGAGTCAAGCAGGTCGCTCCAGGGTTCTTAGAGAGAAGCGTAAGAATGTTCACGCATTTGTTTGTGGGCATAGGGATGAAGGATGGCCTATTGATCAACTAGAACGCAAGGTGACTTACAATCCTTATAAGTATAAGAGCTTTGTTTATTCTGATACTAAAAAGCCTGTATATAAAGCAAAGTGGGCAGGTGTTATTGGTCGTGATATTTTTGTCTTGAATTAATCTAAAAGCATACTATAATTATCATATGAACATCACTAAAGTAAAGAAGCTGGCTGAAGGTGGCTATGCTCTCTTTTCTATTGACCCTAAAACTAAACAAGAAACTCAAGTCGGCTATATGGGTGAAAACCTTGACCCTAAAGGCTGGCTTCCAGAAGGAGTGAAGATTGAAAATTCTTGAAGAATCTTTTACTAGCAAGGGATTCAAACTTCAGCAGGTAAAGCGTGATGGTGACATCGCTATTTACAAAAAGCAATTAGATGACCCCGAAAGTGAAAACTATCATTATGAAGTTATTGCTATCAAAAAGCACAATGGATATGAGATCGCAGGGGTAAAGATGCCCCCAGCAGAAATGTATCCTAGCGATAGTCAATGGGGTGATTGGGCTTTCACTTGCAATTCAATCGAGGATGCTAACAAGCGTTTTGATTATTTGCAGGAGAAACTAACAAACTACAATGCAACATCTATTCTGCCTAGTGGTGAAAAGCGTGGTCGAGGCCGTCCCCGCAAAATTGCTTGACAGAATATAAAAACATATTACAATCACAACTATGACCTATCATTGTGCAGTAAGTGGTGAGGCGATCCCTCCAGAGAGAGTCGAGGCTCTGCAAGTCCTTGGCGTTCCAGAGAGTCAATGGACTAAAAAAGAATATAGTCAAGTAAGGAAACTTCGTGCCGTGTATGCTGGTGATGATGGCAGTAATGACATCGTTATTTGCGACAAGGTTGATGGTGGCTCATTATTTGACAACGAAATCGTTGCGGAGGTAGAAGAATGAATGTAAGATATATCGTTTTGCGTGATGGGATTCGTGTTAGCGAGGATATGCACACCGATCTAAAAGAAGCTGAAGCAGAGGCTGACTTTTGGAAAAAGGTTATCCGTGCATGGCCAGACGGCACGAAGGTCGTGATTAAAAAGATTGGCTCGGATAGAAAAGCCTAAAAGCGGAGGCCGATACTAGCTACGGAGCTGATGCGAGGGTCGTCTAACTGGTTAAGACCCCACACTTATAATGTGGTCGCTCTAGATTTGGGCAAAATGCAGGTTCGAATCCTGCCCCTCGTACCAATCTTATTATATGTAAACTCTTGATGTTTAACCAATTATTTTTATTGACTATTTATCAAACTATTGTATATTAAACCTATGACAAACAAAACACCTCAATGGACACCTTACTACACCAGAGTTATCTTTGGTGAGCGTAGGGCTTATATTATGGACAGCAGAATCAGAGAAGCAGCAAGGCAGAACACTTATTCCTTGCAGGATCTTTATAGGATCAGCAAGGCTTTTAATGTTGCCTTTAAGCTAGTTCCCGAACCTAGCGAATTTCCTACGGAGATTTGCTCTGGTTAAAGTATTGGGCGTATAGCTCAGCGGTTAGAGCAGGGCACTCATAATGCCTTGGTCCTAGGTTCGAATCCTAGTATGCCCAAGATTTTCGGACTGCTAGCTCAATGGTAGAGCAGTTGGCTTTTAACCAATTGGTTGTAGGTTCGAGTCCTACGCGGTCCAAAAAATTTCAACAAAACCCTTGACAAAAAATCAAACCCTGTTAAACTAAAAAAACTATGAGACAAATCAAATTATTCAAACAAAACCTCGGAGCAAATTGGGTTATTGGAATTAAAGGTTCTAAAGACCGCATCGAGCAATTTCATAATCGCGTCTATAATTGGGGCGGCACTAATGGTGAACTTCAATGGATGGCAGATGACTTTGCTTATTTCTGGATTACCCTTGAGAAGTTAGAGCGTGTGATGTTTAAGTATGTTATGAATGGTATGACAGATAAGTTTGGTAAAAAGTTTACTGGACTAAAAGGTGGAATGAAGCAGGTTGTTATGAATCGAGTTAAGAATACTATCAGCAAGATTCCTGTTGAGAATTTTGTTCGCACAGCACAGATTGAGCCTACTTATTCTCTCGGACAAGTTTCGGCTGAAAAGTTAGATACTGACAGCTAAAAGATCCGCCTAGTAGTCCAATGGCAGAGACAAACGACTTAAAATCGTTCGAGTGTCGGTTCGAGTCCGACCTAGGCGACATATCGCTTTCATAGCTCAATTGGATAGAGCAACGGATTTCTAATCCGTAGGTTGCAGGTTCGATCCCTGCTGAAAGCGAGAATTTTTCCCAAAAGATTTTTTCTTATGTAAACATTTTATGTGAGATGGTACGAAAAGAATTTTATTTGGATTTTTATTTTAATGATGGTGGGAAGTATTTCGTGGGGAGCAATAATCGAGTTAGCGAAAATTATAATTACACATTTAAAATAATTTTTTCCTAAAATCACTTATCCCAAAAATAATAATTGAATTATTTCTCACTGCACTGTAAAATACTATATATGAAAAGTGAAAATAGGATCAGTAAAATACTAGAAAAAAGAATCCTCAAGGATGAAGATCCTAAACTCATATCTCAAATAGATAAGTACTTAGCAGAGCTCGAAGTTGTTTTTGTTAAATGGGCTAAAGCGCATCCTAATTGGAAAGAATCAGAAGAATAATTTAATTTTTATAAGTTGTTGAGTATTAAGTAGTTACAGCGGCGGGGACTTTCGCCGCGTAAGTCATTGACTATCAACGAGATTCTTTTCTTGCAGAAAAATGAAGTTATGGTATGATTATTAAATGAAGAAACAAAACAACATCACCCTGTGGGAGATGATTAAGGGTCTGTTCTGGTTCGTGCTAGGACAGCGGTATATCATCAACTATAAGCCTTACAATGGAACCGAGACTTATACTTACATCGTTGGCGTTCCTACCACTCATTATATTTCCAAGGCTGGAAAAAAGCTTTTCATCTCTTGGTGCTTCTCTGGTCGTGACGGATTCGGACATCGTCAGTTCCGTTATGATCGGATTGCTGGAGGTCTCTCGCCAGTCTAAAAACAGAGAGATTATTTATAGAAAGGGCGAGACCTAAAAAATCTCGCCTTTTTTATTGCACTAAAACAAAAGTATGGTAAGATAACTATAGTTCTTTCCGCAAGGTGTGGAGTGACTCTCCCATTAAGAGCCCTTGAAGCCCCAATGCCCAGAGTCTGAGGCAGGTAAAGGTGGGTATTATATTTTCTCTAGTTCTAGAATAGAGAGAGCGGAAGAGCTAAAATTTTTTAGAAGAAATTACTGTGTTCGCTTTTCCAACCTGTGCGGTGATGAAAGTTCCAATCAAGAAGTGCCCATTCGAATCCTACATCCTTACCAGCTTTCTCGCTTTCAAGCCATTTGTGTTTTAATATTTCCTCACGCTCTTTGAGGAATTCTTGATATAACTTTGAGTTTTTGAATACTTGATCCATCTCAGTTTTGCTTTTCATCTAATACAATTCTAAAAGAGATTACACTAAATAGCAAATACTAATTGATAAATACAAAAATACCTAATATAATAAGTTAAATACTATATTTTGGGGCTATCGTCTAATGGTTAGGACTCCTCGCTTTCAATGAGGGTGTATCGGTTCGAATCCGTTTAGCCCTAAGCACTTGATTATCAAAGGTTTACGCAAGCGACCTCCCTGCGGTTATAAGTTATTGATAATGAGCGAGTTATTAACTCTCGCCCATATCACGCATATGGTCAGCATCGAGTTCTGCTTGAGTCTCTAATGCTCTTTCCATAGCTTGATCATCGAGCATTTTTTTAGCCCAGATTTTCAAGGTTATTTCGTCATCAAATATATCGTGCATCATTTTATTACCTCTTTTCTTTTTATAGATTATCATATTTTTGTTTTATGTCAACATTTTTATTCTATTGATTATTAGAGAGTTACAAAGGCAACCTCCCTGCAGTTGTAAGTTGTTGATGGTGAATGAGATTTATTTGTAGACAAAAAGAAAAAAAGTGATATATTTAAGCTATGAAAGTAAACGAAATTATCACTGAAAAATTCATCGAAGCCCTCAACAATGGAACTTGCCCTTGGCAGAAGCCTTGGAAAGTTTTTGATCTTTGCAACGGCATTTCAAAAAAGAATTATAGGGGCATAAACCAATTTTTGCTTCGTATGGTTTCCTCTGATGACTTTTTCTTTACCTTTAACCAGATCAAAGAACTTGGCGGAAACATCAAGAAAGGTGCCAAAGCTCATCTGGTAGTTTATTACAAGCTCCTAAAAAACAAAGATGACGAAAGCACTGGGTTTCCTATGATGAGATATTACAAAGTTTTTGGGTTAAGTGATGTCGAGAACATCAAGTGGAAACAACCCGAAGTTAAGAAACTCGATTTTTCTCCAGTAGAAGAAGCAGAGAAGTTGATTAACAAGTGCATTATTAAGATTAAGCACGGCGGAAGTCGTGCCTGTTATTATCCGCAGGAACATAAGATCGACCTTCCTCCAAAAGAAAACTTCAACAGCGTTGAGGAGTATTACTCCACTGCGTTTCACGAGATTGGTCACGCTATGCACAAGGCGACTAATGATGAAGTGAAGAACGGATTTGGTTCACAGAATTATAGCAAAGAAGAATTGACCGCAGAGATTTTTGCTAGTCTCTGTCTTAACTTCTGCGGAATTGATTCTGAAAAATGTTTTAACAATTCTGCGAGTTATCTTTCTAGTTGGCTCCAAGTATTAAAAAAGGATATGAATTTTATTATTTCAGCTTCTAGTAAAGCTCAAAAAAGATTTGACGCTTTCATTGGTAAAAAAGAAAGCGAAGAGATTCCAGAAGCAGAAACTGCAACTGCTTAAGCATTAACGACTTACAGAGGCGACCTCCCTGCGGTTGTAAGTCATTGATATTCAACGAGATTTAACTGTAAAAAAAACTTGTCACAAGAAAAAATTATGTTAGATTTATTTTATGTTCAAAAACAAAAAGCAAGCCGAAGCTATTGTCGGCACACTATCTAAACCTTCGAAGATGCCAGGTTATGCCTACTCAACGCCAGCAAAGCGTTGTCTTATCGGGCAAAAAATGCGTAAGGTTGCAGGAAGTATTTGTGCGTTCTGCTATGCTCTCAAAGGGCGTTATGTTTTTAAGAATGTTCAAGAGGCGATGGAAAAGCGTTTTGCTTCTCTTACCAATGATCTTTGGGTTGAGGCTATGTCCTATTTGATCGGCAAAGTTAAAAACCCCCATTTCAGATGGCATGATTCGGGAGACATCCAAGGCGTATGGCATCTTCAAAAGATTGTGCAGGTTGCTAAAAACCTTCCGCATATTTCCTTTTGGTTGCCAACTCGGGAGTATGCTTTCGTTTCAGAGTATATTGAGAAAGGCGGAGAAGTGCCTTCCAATTTAACTATTCGTCTCTCTGCTCTTATGATGGATGGCCCTGCTCCTGTTGGTATCGCTCAACGCCTTGGTTTGTGCGTTAGCGGTGCAAGCAAGGTTGGAAACTTTAATTGCCCTAGCTCTAAACAAGGCAACAAGTGTGCTGATTGTCGTGCGTGCTGGGACAAAAATCAGTTTGCAATTAACTACAAAAAGCATTAAGATGTCCCAATGGAAACAATTATCTTAATTTTACTTGGAATTATTTTAGGAATTTTATTTTTATGAACATTGAAAAACTACTAGACGAAAACTTAGAAACTTTTTATCCGTGGACTGATACTGAAAATCCTCCACTAGATGCAAACAAAAATTTTGTTCAATGGCAAAGAGAGATGGAAGAAGATTTTGAAGGTTGGCGAGCTAGTATGTAAGCTTTAGAAGTCTTTGATTATCAAGTAGTTACGTAAGGCGAGGCCCCGCCGACGTAACTCGTTGATAGTTAACTACTTATGTTTTTGCTCCCAAAACCAGACAGCAAAGTTGATAAGAGTTTCTAATGTTGCGAGAGCAAGGAAAAAAATTCCAGGCCCAGCGATTGCGAGTATATATTTTTCAATCATAATTATTCTCCACAGAAGTTTTCGTCACCAGCCCAGCCGAAGTCTTCCATCTGATAGCACCCGCCACCATAGTCTTCGTCTGTGCCATGGCCAGCCGATGCCATAGCAGAATCAAAGTCGCCATCCATCGAATCGTCCACATCAGAAAGATCTGACGATTTAGAGAGAGCGAGGCGATCATCCTCACGCATCTCATTGAGGATGTCACGCACATCCTGAGCGCCCAGCATATGCTGGCTCATCCACTCCTTGAGAGAGGCTTTGTAGTCCATATTATTTGACCTCCACGATGGTATCAGCTTCATCGAAGCTGGGAGCCATCTTATCCAGCATTTCGTTGATTACATCAGGGGAATTGATGTAGTCGAAGAAAGCCTCCGCATCAGCAAAGGCTTCGGTGCAGTTAATCGAGGCGAGGTATGAGATGTCGTTGTTGTTCATACGACTAATGTATCACAGATTACTATTCTGTCAAAGATTTTCTGCAAGAATATTCTGTTGATACTGAACGCCTTACAAAAGATGATGGTTTTATTTCTGAAATGATTTGGTCTGCTAGGGCTTCTCCGTGAGAGTCCCAGTTGCCATCACCAAAAGATGATTCAAGATTGTTTGAGAGAGCGAGAGCTAAAGCTCTGCGAAACTTCGCTGGCTCTGCATAAAAGTAAAATGCTTTCCCACTTCCACGATCTTGCAATTTGTAATTCGTCCCACCGAAATTGTAAATTGCATTATAAAATCTTTCAGCAGATAGGAAATCAGCTTCTATCAAATAGGCGAGGTTAGGGCCAAAGGGTTCGCTAAATATTTTTATTTTGTTTTGCATAAAAAGAGGATATCAGAGATTTTTGTTTTGTCAAGCGTTGCAAGTTGTTGATAGTCAAGGGTTTGCGCGCGCGGGGGAGTTGGTTGCGTAAGTCTTTGATACTCAAGACTTTAGATTTTTTGCCTTCCATTAGGTTTTGTTCAAAGATCGTTTTTGATTTTAAGCATTTCATCAGGTTTTAGTCTAAGATCATGAATTTATAAAGCATTGATTATTAAGCATTTATGGGATCGGCCTCCCTGCGAGCGTAACTCGTTGATGCTGAGTTACTTAGAGCAGGTCTCGAAGATGCAAGCAACTCGCAGAAACATAGTAGAAAAATCTCTCTCGCAGAAAGTTTTTTTCTTCACCATTTTTCACGGCGAGCCTGTAAGTTTTTTTATTTATTTTGAAAAGGATTTTTTTCATTTTATTTTCCAAGTTCGGCCTTGGCGATGTCTCTGCCAATTTCTACCGAGAGGTTGAGTTTGTCCACAAGCTGCTGATTTTTTGCGAGCTTGGTAATGGTCACCGCTTTTTCGGTTGCCCAATCCCAACGAGAGCTAAAACCAGCACCTTGGCTGATGCTGATTTTGATGAAGGTTTCGTTATCCTTCACAAAGAGGACTTCTTCGGTAGGGAGCCAAGGATGCTTCGTCTTGTCGTAGGTCAAGAGGTAGAAGGTTCCGATTTCTGGTTTGATTGCTTTGTTCTTATCTTTCATATTTTTATCCTATCAGATTTTTCTATTTTGTCAAACTTTATTTCTTATTGAGCATCAACGGGATACAAACCTTTGCGAAGATAAATGGTTGTCCACTTACCCTTGTCCTCACCTTCGAGGATTTCAGCGGTTGCACTCATTGTTTTATATCCAATCGTGGAAGGGAACACCTTCACGAGTAGCTTTTCGTTACCATATCGGAATATGTTTTTGTTTTCGTATAGTTCTGGATTTATTGTTATCATTGTTTTATTATCCTTTCTTAAGAGTTTTGATTTCGTCCATTTTGACGATGATTTTTTCCATCCGTTTTGCGGATTCTTGATAGCCCTTGGAGATTTCTTCCAAGCGGCGAATTGTTTCGTTGAGGTCGAATTTGATTTTGATTTTTGTTTTCATTTTTTTTCTTCTTTCTTTCTACTTATAATCTATCACATTTTTCATTTTTTGCAAGAAATTTCTTCATTTATTTCTCGTTGATTGATAACGACTTACGACGCAAGGGACCCGCCTTGCGTAAGTCGTTGATGGATAACAACTTACGAAGGGAGACTTTTAAAAGGGCAAAACTCTAATTTCTTTTGATTCGTCCAGATATTTTTCAGAGGGTTTGAAAAAGATCACTCTCTCAAAAACTTTTTCGGTTGTCACACTCTCAGGAAGTGAAACTGTGTTTCCTTCTTCGTCTGTGCCAACGATCAACGCTTTGCCAGCGAAAGGTTGAGAGCTGATCCCGAACTTGAAGTAGGCTTGAGACTTTGAGTCTTTCAAGAGTCCTTCGTCATCTAAGATCATGTCCACACCATCAGCAAGGCCAGCCATCGTGATGATCTCGCACTCGATGAGATTGCGGAGAGTTTCGAGTTTCGTGTCCACAAGAGTTACCTGTGAGACAGTCTCGGTGAATGGGTCGATGAGGATAGCGCGTGCCATCATTAGATCTTCCTCATTTCGAGTAGGTTGCTCAACTCTGCGAGGTAAACTCCAGCGGTGAGGTTGTATTGCTTGCTGTTTAGGTCTTTGATGATATTCACCAAGTTGGATGCCAACTCGATGATCTTGTCATTGGTATTATTCATTGTTTTATCTTATCATGTCTTTCTTTATTGTCAAGTCCTACAATCGGTAGAACTTGTGATTTTTAATTACTGCGACTGTTTGCTCACCCTTTGACCACTTGGGCGACACTTGGAAGGTGTGGTAGTGGTTCGCACCATTCACCACATCAGGCATCCGCTTCTCTGCTACAAGTTTAGCAAGACGAATAGCGTTGTGTGCTTGAGGGTTGGCGAGCAACTTCTGCTTCTGTGCTTCGGTAACTCCACCATTCCAGAAGCTGAACTGCTTTGGTGCAAGACAGACCTGCGAAGCTGTCTGCTTGCGTTCAATGGCTCGCGTCTGGATGACTGATGCAACACCCGCCATTCCGTCGAAGCCTTCGCCCCGAGCTTCACCCAAGAGTGTTAAAGCTATAACAAGTATCTCTGCTGTCATTAGTCTCTCCCGCTACTGATCGCACCGCAGTAGTCGCTAGGTTTCTCTGCACTGATCGTTCCCACATTAAACACATCGGTAGAGATTGCTGTGCGAAGGAAGCGTCCTTCTTTGATGCTATCGAACTTGCTTTGTGCTTTCTGCTTTGCAAGGGAGAGTAGTCCACCCTTCAAGCCCTTTGCTTTGATCTTATTGCATAGGGCATAGAGAGCAACCTTGGTCATAGCTTCTAGCACGGCCTCGGGCTGTGCATAGAAGTAGAACGCTTTGCCGTTGCCCATATCGTGCAACTCGCCATTAGTTGCGGAGTAGTTATACATCGCATTATGGAAGTTTTCGATCTGACCTTTGTTGCCTTCCAAGAGGAAAGCGGTTGTGTTGCCGAAGGGTTGTTTAGTGATGGTGATTTGGTTTTTCATTTGAGCTAGTATGCTTTCTGGTTGTTGTTTCGTCAATGATTATTTTACGATGGGTTCGCCCATATACTTCTGATGGGCTTCATCCTTCTTAGCTTGGGCTTCTGCCACGATGTTGTCGAGGCGTTGGGCGGATGCTTTGTATCCTGCCGTGATAGCCTCAAGTCGTTTGATGGTTTCGTTTAGGTCGAACTTGATGTTTGCTTTAACTTTCATACTCTTAATCTATCACACTTTAGGGATTGCACAAGAGATTTTTATCATTTAAATTTCATTGATAGTCAATGACTTATGACTTTTGGGCTACCCTATCCCCTTTTATTTTGCATATGACCACCCCATTTTTGAAAAAATTAGACGAACAGAGATCGCAAAAGCGTCGAGGGGGTACTATCTTCAATCTCCATCAAATATTATACTATTTATATTACTTATTTATCTTATCTATACTTATCTCTATGTTAACCCTTATTTAAATAATACAATAAACAGCTTAATATCTATCTTATCTAGCTTATACTGTATATCCCTACCCCTTTTTAGAAATCTATAAAAAATCAATAATAAGGAATATACTTAAAGGTCAAAATTTCCAGGGGGCTATTTTTATTAAAAGGTCTTTTTGATTTACTTATTGTGAATATACTGACCAATAATTAGCATCTGTTGGTAAATTTCCTGCGCCCGAGCTATTTATTCTGATGTAAAAACTGTTCTCATATCTAACAATATTTCCAACATTATAAGTTGTTGAATTATTATATATACCTTTATAAGTTGTAAATATATTTAAACCTTCTACTGTTCTACCAATAAATGTATGTTGTTTTCCTGCTGGCATATAAAATATTACACAGATAAAGTGTAAAATAATTTATGATTGTTGATGGTAAAGAATTACTTAGGCCATTTTTTAATAATAACCAAAAAATACCTAAAAATTTTACAATAGCGGATAGAAGCTATTATTGTCCAAAAAAAGATATTATTGAAAATGAAATATATCCAAAATATAGAACATGGCTGCGATCTATAAGACTATTAAATTGGTCTCACAAATGGGATTGTGATAATTTTGCAGATGCATTTAAAGTATTCTCTTCTGGTTATTATCAACAAAATATAGATAGTGATGCTGAAAGTATTGCAATTGGAGTTATACATTACAAACGTTCAAATGGTAATGGTCATGCGATTAATATAGCATATACAGAAGATAATAATGAAATTAAAATTACATTTATAGAGCCACAAAACGGTCAAGCCTTGTATTTGTCTCAAGCTGAATTTGATAGTATATTTAGTGTTTATATTTAGTGTAATTCTGAAAAATGGCTTTTCTTAACGCAAATATACCACCTATTGAATGTTATGTAAGAGGAAATTATTTACGCAATCAGCAAGATTCTCATGATAAATATTTTCAAGTTTTAGTATTTGGAATAACATCATTACCATCTCAAGCGCCACTTTTTAACTTTATTATGGAAGATGGTGGGATTTGGTGGCATGCACCAATTAGCGCATTTTGCTCAAAAGAAGGAACTCCAGAACAAGATATTCACGAATTAGAATTATGGGACAGTTTTAGTTATCATATAGCAGTAACTAAATTCTCTATATTTCAAAATAAAAAATTAAAATTTTTATCTAGAACTGGTAAAGAACATTTTGGAACATACTTATTCACACTTGATTGGGCGCATAGTGATTATAATGAACTTAATTTTGGATTTAGTGAGAATCCTGGTCAGCATAAATGTGGTCACGTATTACAACTGGACAATGGAAATTTTGCCATCCAACCAAATAATAGATTAAGATTATATGATCCAAACTTTGTTACTAAACAAGGCCAAAATCTTATTGAACGCAAAGTTAATAGTCATATCTATAGCGTGGAAAATTGTCCTAAGTGGGTCACAGAAGATTCTGATAATTACGAATATGGTGTAAATGAGATAAAATGAACGAAGGTCTTATATTTCCTAAATTAATAGAACGCCAAAAAGATCTTTATCTTAAAATAGTAACTAATTTACAAACATATGGATATTTTGACCGTGGACTTGGACCAAATGGAATTCAGTATATAAGCGCAGCTCAAAATCCATTTAAAGAACAAAATTTAGAATGTGAATATTGCGTATTTTATTATCTTGAAGGTAGTTCGCCAAGATGTGAATTAATTCAAGGACCAATAGATCCAGAAGGTTGGTGCAAATTCTGGATAATAAGCGATGAAGATATAAGAAAAGAATCTGAAGCAGCTTTTAAACTATTAAATTCAAAAGCAAAAGCATTTGAAGTAGTTTATAAAAACAAAAATGGAGAAAAGAATGAAACAAAACCTAAAGATAACAGATAGAAATATTCTCGAAGGCGAAAAAGCTAATCCACAAAATTGTGCAATCGCTAGAGCAATCAAAAGTAAGATGAAGAAAAAAATTACTAATGTTTCTGTATTACCATCTCAAGTAATTTTAGAAATTGATAAAAAAATGTTTATAGCTGAAATGCCAAAAAAAGGCGCAGACTTTATTAAGAGATTTGATCGTGGCTTGGCCGTAAATGCATTTGAATTAGATCTAAAATTTAAAAAAGGTTACGCTCTAGTTTAATATTTATAAAAATTTATGAAGGTTTATATGTCCTTCTGGACACAAGAAGAGACATTTAAACAATATCAATTTATTAATATATTGAAGGTAGCCCTTTATTACGCAAAACAGCATTACAATGAAATTAATTTAATAACAGATTATAAAGGCGAACAAATCTTAAAAAATATTTTTAAATGGAATAATATAAGTACAGAACTTGAATCTTTACCGAAAGAATATAAAAATGTTTGGAGTCTAGGTAAAATAAAAGCGTATCAAACGATTGCTAGTTATGGAGATCCATTTTTACATTTAGATTATGATGTTTTTTTAGTAAATAAATTACCATTTGATTTAGTTAATTCAGATATATTTTGTCAATCTATAGAAAGAGGTTGCGATGCAAGATATCAATTACATTTTTTCGAAAAATATTGTATTAATAAATTTTATGAAGATAAGTTTAAATCTAATTGGGCGCCAAATTGTGGAATAATAGGAGGAAAAGATTTAGATTTTTTTGAGAAATATTCAAGCTTAGCATTAAAAACAATTTTAGATAAAGATAATGCTAATTTTTGGGCAACAAATTATTATATGAAATCAGATTTAAAAGCATGTATAGGTGAACAATATTATTTTGCTATTAGTTGTAATATTTTAAATAAAAAAATAAAAACACTTTTTTCTAGAACAGACTATAATGTAAAAATACATTCAAAAACTGGGTACATACATTTAATCCGCGACGCCAAGAATAGTCCCATGGCTTTAAAAAATATAGAATATTTAAACAATTTTATTATAAAATAGTGTAATATTTAAGTAAGTAATAATGTCTAAAAAAAATAAACGTAAGATAGAAGATAAGTCACCAGTAGTTCCTCAAAGAGATAAAATTGAAGGCTTCTTAGATATTCGCGAATTACAATGGACAGATAATCAAAAGAAATTTATACAACTTCTTCAATCAAAAGATACAAAAATAGTATTCTGTAAAGGTCCAGCAGGAACAGCAAAAAGTTTACTTTCTGTATACGCAGCTTTACAGGCTTTAAATAGTAAAAAGATAGGTGAAATTTTTTATATCCGAAATCCAGTAGAAAGTTCTACCCACAATCTTGGATTCCTTAAAGGTGATCTTCATAGTAAACTAGACCCTTATCTCCAACCATTAATGGATAAACTTCATGAATTATTACCAAAGGGACAAGTCGAAAGGTTATTGAAGGAGGAAAGAGTTAAAGGATTACCAGTAGGATTTTTGCGAGGGCTAAGTATTAATGCGAGTTATATTATATGTGACGAAGCCCAAAATTTAAGCATACATGATTTATTATTAATTACCACAAGAATGGGTAAATTTAGTAAACTTATATTAATTGGTGATATTAGACAATCAGATATTAAAAATAGTGGATTTGAAAAAATATATAACCTTTTTGATGATAAGAAAAGTTCTGATAAAGGTATTATGACATTTAAGTTTGGCACAGATGATATTATGAGAAATGATATATTAGCCTATATTATTGAAAAATTTGAAGAACTAGATAGCAAAAAATAAAGTGTAATAGCTTTATATGTCAAAGTATTTTTTTAGAGACACAGGATTTGAGGCAGAAGCTCTATCTGTAAGCAGAAGTGGAAATGGTGTTATTTTAAGCTCTCCAGGAAATGGTAAAAATATTTATCTTCTTGGAGTTAGTTGCACAGCAAATTCTACATTTAAAATAAAAGATGCATCTGGTGCAGTAATTTTATATGTTGGAGTAGGTAATTATAATCTTCCAGCAACAGTAAATTGTGGAGGAGATGACCTCTATGTAGAGACTTCAGGATTGGTTTCTATTATTTATCATACAAATTAATCTATATGTCTAACATATACGATCCAAATTTTAATAAAAATGTTGTTGAGGTTTATACAGAAGAACCAGGATTCACTGGATTTAAAGGTTTAGAATGGAATAAATTGGATGATATTGAATCTCTTTTAAGAAATTCTTCTAGCGCAACAAATATTGATGCATTTGGAAGAATGAGAGTTTCAGAACCATTTACTCTAGCAGACTATTCTCACGTTTATGGTGAAGAAACAGAACTCTTAACAAAAACAAGTGGAAATAATTCTTCTATCTCATTTGATATCTTAAAAGCAAAAGCAGTATTACAAGTTGGAACTGGAACTAATGATTTTACAATTCATCAAAGCAGAATGTATCATCACTATATGCCAGGAAAAAGTCAAGTAAGTTTACAAAGTTTTAATTTTACAGGATATAGAGCTGGAACAAATAAAAGAATTGGACTATTCGATGATAAAAATGGCATATACCTCATGCAAAGTGGAGATGGAGGTTTATATTTTGGATTAAGAAGTAATGTTTCTGGATATGTATATAATGAACTAATTCCACAAATCAATTGGAATACTGATACATGCAATGGAAACGGATTTTCACAATTTAATTTAAATCCAACTAAAACACAACTATTTTGGACAGACTATGAATGGCTTGGAGTTGGTAGAGTAAGAGTTGGATTTGTTCATGAAGGAAAATTTGTAACAGCTCATGAATTTTATAATAGTAATTTAAAAGATTCAGTATACATTAGCAATCCAAATCTTCCGGTTCGTTGTGAAATTAGAAATTATTCTGGATCATCTTCAATGGGTACAGATTCGATGGATCAAATTTGCGCTACAGTTTTTAGTGAAGGTGGATATACTGAAGCAGGAGTAGATTTTGCTGCAAGAACTACTGGCTATAGAAATATTGTCGAAAATACTACAATCCCAGTTATAGCAATTAGATTAAAAACCGGATATTTTGGTCAACCAAATAGAAGTGTAGTTAGATTAGGAACATCACAACTTTATAGCGTTAGTCAAACTTGTTCTTATGAATTTTGGCGCCTTCCAAGTGGAGCATCATTAATTGGTGGATCATGGGTTAGCGCAGATGATACTAGCGTAGTTGAATATAATATAAATGCAACAGGATATAATCTTGCTGGAGCTAATATGTTTTCTGCTGGATTTACTACAGTTGCTCCTGGTGGTCAAGGAAATACAATATCAGCATCCACAAACCTAGGAAGTATAACATCTGCCAAGAGAGGTTATATTAGTCAAAATATAGATAGTACAGATAGTAATATTTTTGCTATTTTACTTAAGAATATGTCTACATCTAACAATACTTCAACAAATACCTTAGCAAGCTTACAATGGCGAGAAACTAGATAATTTATAATATATTTTTTATTTTTAAAGTGTAATAATATTTACTATGGGTAATGTATACGATCCAAATTTTAATAAAAATGTAGTAGAAGTTTACACAGAAGAACCTGGATTTACAGGATTTAAAGGTCTTGATTGGAGAAAACTTGATAGCATAGAGGATATACTAACTGGAGCAGCTGGAACATTTGGCCCAAATTCTTATTTAAGTGGAATATTAGCTGAAACAACAAGCATTGACAATAAACTATTTATCACTGGCGATCCATATCCAGCGGGAGTTCAAGGTACAATTGTTTTCCAAGCAGATCTTACTCAACAATTTGATGCAGTAACAAATTTCCCAGAACAAAGCACAGGAATAAATAACTATTCAGTAGGAACATCAAACACAAAAGTATTAAATTATAATATATATCGTAGAGAATTATTTTTACAAAATTTAGCAACTGGAAAACTTTATGTAAAGTATGGAAGTAGTGCTGCAAGTAATTCAAGTTTTAACTTTGTTCTAGCTGGCTGCTCTTATGAAGATGCAGGAGATGGTGGAAGCTTAAGTGATCAAGCTTACGTTGGTGATGTTAATGTTTATAGTGCTGAAACACCAAGATATATAGCTTGGGAAAGAACCAACTTAGCTAAAGAACCATTAATATAATATGGAAATAGACTTTACAGAGCAATTAAAAGCAGCTAAAAAGGGCAAAGCTCCATTAAATAAACCATTCCGCCTTCCACAAGGAAGCAAAAAGAAATTTGGTGTTTATGTAAAGAACGATAAGGGTAATATTGTAATGGTTAAATTTGGTGATCCAAATATGGAGATTCGTCGTGATGATCCAGCTCGTCGTAAAGCTTTTCGTTCCCGTCACTCTTGCGATGATAATCCAGGTCCAAAGTATAAAGCAAGATACTGGAGTTGTAAAATGTGGGAAGCTGGAAAATCTGTTACTCAATATACAAAAGGATCTTGTGGAAAACCAGGATGCGCATCTTCTGAGGAAAAAGAAACTGAATCCTTACTAGAGATAGATATTCAAGCAAAAAGCAAAGGGCTTTGGTACAATATACAACAAAAGAAAAAAAGAATGGGTAAAAATTATCGCCCAGCACCAGAAGGTTCTAAAGATCGTCCAAGTCCAGAAGCGATCAAAAGAGCTCAAGCAGAAGAATATGAATGGGACGGAACAACAGAATTTGATCAAGAAGAACTTTTAAAACTAGATCCTTCACTTGCTCAAGTTGAAGAAGTGGAAGATATCGAAGACGAATATGAAGATTATAAAGAAGATTTCTATGGCATGATCGTTGGTTCAATTAATTCTATCTATCAACACGCAAAGAACGTAATGGATAAAGTTAACGATCCAATGGTAAAAGAAAATCTTACTGAACCATTTTTACAATCTATGGCTGCCCTAGCAGAAGACTATATGATTACAATTCATAACTATGTAATGTTTAATAAAGAAGACGAAGAACCTGAAGAAATGGAAGAGATGGAAGGCGCAACAATGTTTAAAGTTGGAGATAAAGTAAAAAATGTTAATGCTCAATGCAAGCACTATGGTAGCGAAGGTATCGTCAAAGAGATTCGTGAACTTCCAGAAGATATGGGATATGCGGTAATTTATGAAGCAACCAATGATGGCGCTACTTGGAAGAAAGGCGATATGCTTGGTAAAACAGAAATTCAATTACAAAAAATAGAAGCTAAATGGAGCATGAAATACAAAAGAAGTATAGACTGTAATAATCCAAAAGGTTTTAGTCAAAAGCAACACTGCAAAAGTAAAGCTTCAGAAAATGAAAAAGAAGAAAAATATGATATGGAAGATGATGAAGAGTATAAAGGAATGATGGTCACTGAAGGTCAAAAATTTAACGAGTTTTTAAAAGAATGTATTCCTACCAAACAAGGCGACGATAAATCTAAATTTAAATCTTGTCTGCAAGATTATAAAAATAAAAAATAAATTAAATACAACTCCTGCGTGTAATCCAAGGAGATAGTGAATAAGCTTAAAAATTTATTCAATTGGTTTGGATGGAAAAGTAAACTAACACTAGTACTTTTAATAAATGGGATAATAGCTTACTATGCACTCAAAATAGGATTTAATTTAGCTAGAAACCATAGCATATCTAAGCTGCCTAATTCTTGTTTTGTTGATTCTGTTACTTTTGCTTCTAATGCTAATTATATATTATCTAATGAAAATACATGGGCGCAAATTTATGCTTTTCAATATCATTATAAAGCTGATCTTACAGTAGATGTAGAGTTCGATAAAACAAAAATTGAATATACAGTAAACATACCTAAATTCTATGGTCATGCTGTATGCGTTTTTGAGTATAAAGGAATGTTGTGGATTTACGATAGTAATTATGGAACTATGCCAGTTGGTGCTGCTGGAAATAAAAATGAATATCATCTAAGAATAACAAATTGGATAGAAGATAAATATAGAGCTATAGTATTTAATAGTATTCTTATTGATGATGATAATCAAAAAACCACAGCATGGATAAAGGAGTAAAAAACTTTGAACAAAATAAAATTTAAGATGTCTACAAACAAAAAGGAACAAGGATTATGAATATATACAAAAAAATACTAAGAAGCACAGCCGCAATTTTAACTGCGGCTTTTTTTATGTCTGCAACCTCTTTAAAATCAGAGATATTATTTGTTGAAGATTTTGAAGATGGATCATGGACAGGATTTAGTGGATACCCATCTGCTAATACAGCGGTATTAAATTCTGGAGATACAATATATGGTGCGCCAGCTACAGGTGAGCCAGGAACTTATATTGTGGCTCCTGGTGGTTCTAAATTAGGTAAAATGTGGCCATTGTATTGGGGTCCAGGAAACGTAACAACATCTAATAGTTATATATACGATGATTGGTATGATCCAACAAATGGCTGGATTCCATATATTCAAGGTAAAGAACTTAAATTTTCTATGGATATATACATCTCAAGTTATGATCCATTACAAACAACAACAGATGCATTTATGTATGCTAAGTTTTTTAATTCAGACTATTCATATTATTATGATTGGGCATCTGTTTTAGTATCTTTAAAGAATACTCCTTTAGATACTTGGACATATAGAGAATTCACAGTAACTGTGCCAAATGATGTTTCAGTTGCTCAATTTGGATTAGAAATGCAACAGCAAAATTATAGTTCTGGTGCAATTAATGTAGATAATATGACTCTTCAGATCGTTCCAGAGCCAACAACAATGTCATCAATGTTATTAGGTTTTGGACTATTAATTGGAGTTAGAGCCTTAAGAAGGAAATAAATGAAAAAATTAATAACAATAGCAATAGCTACATTAGTATTAACAAGTAGCCTCAAGTCTGCAATTACTTTTGTAGGAACTGAAACAGGAAATGCAAGTAATGGTTATACAGTTCAAAATTGGTCTAATGCTAGCGTTTCTAAAACTTATGATATAGGAAGCGACATATATGGTTCTTCTGGATATGTTCAAATACGTCCTATGCCTTGGGATCCAGGAGCAGCAAACATAGGCGAATCAGCTGGATCTGGTAATTTATTAGGTACAAATAGTAGCTCTTATCCTTCTTTAAGTTCAACTCCGTCTTTCGTTAGTTCATTGACTGGAGGAGCAGGTACATTTGTAAATTATGGTGGGTATCCTATTTTTAGAGGACCAGATGGTTCATCTTTATATAGACAAGGCGCACTATCTGTATCAGTCAATAATGGCGCTTACAACACTCCGTCTGGATCAAATAATGGATATTTTGGTATTGCGCTTAATTTTACTATAAGTACGCCAACAACTTTTAGATTTGGTATAGTTGTTGATACTGCCGCTTCTGGAACTTATGCACCAGACTACGTAGGTATTTTTAGCGCTTCAACAGGAACAGTTTTTTCTTCATTATTAACTAGAGATGGCAATCCTGATATGGCGGTATTTGAGATTGATGCGCTAGCAAATGAAACATTTACGGTTTCAGTATGGCAATTAAATGGAACTCAAAGTATAGCTCCATTTAGTCTTGTAACATTTGATGCTGTTAGTATTCCAGAGCCATCAGCTGCATCTCTGCTAGGGATAGGAGCGGTAACATTAATATTAATTAGAAAGATTAAAAATCTATGAAAAAACTAATAGCAACACTAATTATAGCAATAACTTCTAATATAAACGCAGCAACATTTCTTGTTGATACTTTAAATACAAATTATATTGATGCAAATTTAGTAGGACAAAACGGGTGGAATCAAACTTCTACTGCGAGTAATAATCCAGTTCAATATTTTAATGGTAAAATAGTAGTTGGCTCAACTGGACAAGATGTCTGGAAATCTTTTCAAACACAAGCTGTAAAAGCAAATGTCTCTACTTTATATACAAGAATTGATCTTTCTGTAGTTAATGCTCAAGCGAATGGTGATTACTTTTTTAGTTTATCAGACCCAGCAGGAACAAGTTCTAATTTTTATCAAAGATTATTTGTAAGAGCTTCTGGTTCTGGATTTAATTTAGGATTAATGTCAACATCTGGAACGGGATCACTTACAGTATGGGGTAGCTCTGTGCTTGATCTAAATACTTTATATTCAATTGTTATTGCTTGGGATATAGTAGCTGGAGCAGCAAATGATACTTTTAGTTTGTATGTAAATCCTAACGTTAATGATAGGCTATCGTTAGCCACAGAAATTCAATCTAATTGGAATTCAACAACAGGCGCAGAACCAGCATTAAATATTTCTGCAATTAATTTAAGACAAGGTTCAGCAACCACAGCTCCAACAGTTTATGTAGAAGAATTATACGTCGCAGACTCGCTTGTTGATGTAGGCGTTATACCAGAACCATCTTCTTTTTCTTTAGCATTAATAGGATTATCTTCTGTAATTGGTTATAGGAGAATGTTTAGAAATGGATAATAAGTTGAGAGCAATATTAAAAAAAAATTACTATGAACCATCCTCTAAAGAAACAGAGGTTTTCATACAAAATTTTAATCAATATAGAACAAAGAAACAGCAAGAAAGAAAAACTAATTTTTTAGCTATTTTACTACTAGTTCTCGCAGCAGTTTGTGGATTATCTATTGTATTAAAAGAAACTAACAATAATTTAGATATTAAAACATCAGCAGGAGAAATAAATAAATGAAAACATTAGTACTATTAATATTAGCCGCGATTCTTATGACAACTTATGTCTATACAGAAAATCAAATTAAAATGAATATAAAAAGAAACGACAAGGGTGAAATAATTTTAAGTATCAATGGTCAATCTACTCCAATCGTTATAGAGATGGATGGAAAATCTACAACATATAACGTTGGTGATGGCGAATTAAATCTAGATGAAGCCTTAAGCCTAGAATTAGATACAGCTAGTGGAACAGAGCAATCTAGTATAGATACTCAAATTCCTCCAGTTTCTAGTAATATAAATTCAAACCCTCCAGAAGCTACTCCATATTAAGGTGTAAGCAATTATGATATGCTTACTAAAATAATAAATTGGTGGAATAATCTTGAACATTACGAGAAGTTCTTTTTTATTGTTTTTATTCCAGCTATTTTGTTTACAATTTACGGACTCAGCGATCTTTACCTTAATCACTTTGACCTTCTTACTAAAGAGCACCATATGGGATTTTTTCTTAGGTTCTTTTTTCCGATCTCTTTAGCGACACTAGTAACAGTTCTAGAGCGTAGAAAAAGAAAAAAATTAATAAAAGACATAGAAGACTACCTTGATAAATAAAGTGTAATTTAAGAATAATGAGAGTTAAGGGGACAAAACAATTAGGTTCATTTACAAGAGGAATAAATTTATATATTCCTAAAAAAGCAATTGTTTCACAAGCAAGAACTTATTTATACAAAGCTACTGGCGTAGGACTATCGCCAGATATAAATAATTTAAGATTTTACGACAGTGGTTTAACCAATAGTGGGCAACCTGTTTATTATGATGAGACAGATACTTATAAACTATACTATAGTGGATTCCCTTGGTTGATTAGCTTAATCGCTGGAGGATCTTCGAACTTTGCTAAATTTTCAGGAGTTGGGCCGCCAGACTTCTCCACGATTCGACCAGAAGGTAACTATAATGGGGCGAGCGGGTGGTCTGGCACAGTTACTATATCTGCTATTTAATTCTCTCTTTTAAATAAAGTATATAAACTAAAACTGCACCACAAATTAACCAAGAAGCTAGTGTCATATAAAAGTATTACACTTAGCGCCAAGGTTTGAACTTGACGCTAAGATTATTATTAGTCTATTTTGATTTTATTTTGTAGTTTTTTATTTTCTTTACCAAAGGTAATAGTCAATAAACCATCTTCATGCTTTGCTTTAACTTCGGTAAGATCTACTTTTCTAGGCAAGTAAAAAGACTTTTCATATTTTACTTTGCCTTCTTTTCTAGTTGCCCTAACAGTTAGATATTCTTGATTTGTAGTAATATCAATATTCTCTTTCTTAAATCCTGCAAGAGGAATTTCAAGAGAATACTGATCATTTTCTAAAATAAAGTCAGAATATCCCTATCATAATTAAATATAGAATCATTAAATATATTTTCAAATACATCTAATGGTCTACTTCCATTTCTTAGTGTCAATAGCATATTTTTCTATGCCTCCTTTGTTTATATTTATATGCAAGATCTATGCCAAGTTTCTACAGAGACAAAATAACAATATAGAGTCAAAATGACATAACATAAAATTTAGTATATTGACAAAATGACACAGGTTCTATTTTAAATTCTTTTATGTGTATATATTATATATGCCTATACCAAAGCCAAAAAAGAAAGAGAAAGAGGGCGATTATATGGGTCGCTGTATGCCAGCAATTAAAGAAGAATTTACAAGTCAAGATCAAAGAGTTGCTGTATGTTTAACTACTTTTCGTAAAGGTAAAAAACAAAAAGTTAAAGCTATGGAAGTAGATATTTGTGATACTGAGGCTTATCAAAAAACTTATAAAGGCAAGACTAGAACTGAGTTAAAAGATAGCGATTTTCTTTTTCCAGAAACACGCTCTTTTCCAATCGTCAGCCCACAAGATGTAAGAGATGCTATTAGTAATTATGGCCGTATGAGTGGTAAAATGACCTATGATGCTTTTATTAAAAAATTATATCAAAAGGCCAAAAGCAAAGGCCCAGAGTTTGTAGCTGCAATTCCAGAATCCACCAAAAAAGAACATAATCTATCCTAATTTAAAATTAGATTAAATTATTCATTTAGTATATAATAATATTAAATGAAAAGATATTGTTTAGATTGTGGCGCGCCTACAGAATATAGTTTAAAAAAACCAATATTTTGTACTAATTGTGGTAATCCTTTTGAAAAGAATAACCAAGTTTCTCAACCAGTAGTTCAAAAAGTACAGCTACAAAAACCAACTATTGCTAAAAAAACATATGTACCAGAAGTAGATATTGAAGATGACCAAGATTTTGATGATAATGAAGAAAATATTACGAGTGTACCACAAATATCAAAAATTCAAGTTGAAACAGCGTCAGAAACACCAACTAGAGGTGTTAAATTAAAAGATTTAATGGGAACAGGAGAAAATACAAAAAGAAATAAAATAAAAACAAAGGGTAAAAAAACTTCAAAAAAACAAATATTAGAAGATTTTGCCAAAGAAGCAGGTTCTTTAAGAAAAAGTAAAAGATAATAATGAAGTCTCCGAAAGCAACTTTCGAAAGTAAAATTTCGGAGATTAATCAAGAAATCAATAAAAGAAAACACAAGTGGAATTTAACAACGCTTGCTTGGATGGATTTTCATGATGTAGCTCAAATATTGAGAATACACATTTATAAAAAATGGAATATGTATGATCAAAAACAACCATTAGCTCCTTGGATTAATAGAATAGTCAGCAATCAGATAAAAAATCTTATAAGAAATAATTATGGAAACTATTCTAGACCTTGTTTAAAATGTGCAGCTGCAGAAAATGAAGATGGATGTAATATTTATGCAACTCAATGTAATAAGTGTCCATTATATGCAAAATGGGAAAAAAGTAAAAAATCTGCACATGATATTAAACTGCCAGTTACTTTAGAGAACCATACTCAAGAAGTCCATAATATTATCGAAGATGAAATAGATATTGATAAAGCTGCAAATAATATACATAAAAAAATGCACCAAATTTTAAAACCCATAGAATGGAAATTTTATCATCTTCATTATATAGAACATAAATCTGAAGAAGAATCTGCAAAATTAATGGGATATAAAACAAGCGAGAAGAATCGTAAGATAGGATATAAACAGGTTAAGAATCTAAAGAAAGCAATAATGATTAAAGTTAAAAAACATTTATATAATGGGGATATAGACATATACTAATATGAGCGAAAACTTACCAGAGCTAACTCAAGAACAACAATTAAAACTATTAGAAGAATGGAATAATAGGCCAGATAATCCACCTTCTTTGGTTGAACTTGTAAAATTAGCTTTTGATAGAGATGATCTCGACGGAAGAAGCAAAGAAGGTAAAGCTGTAAAAAATTTTCTTGCCTCTAGACAAATAAAACCAAGAAAAAGTCATGAATATCAAGCTAAAGGATTGATAGAACTCAGTGATGAACAGAAGGAATATATAAGTAATAATTGTTCTACAATGACAGGACTAGAGATAGCTAAAATTTTATTTAAAAATGAATCATTAACAAATCTATCACAGGAAACAAGAAGTGTTTTGGAATATATGAAAATTGTTCCATCAAATGTTAAATATTCTGATACAACTAATCAAAATGCTTCAACTGAAGAATATCGTGCGCCAAAAAGTGAAGAAAGAATGATAGCAAAAGTCAATAGATATATTCTTGATGGTATAGATAAAGAAAAGATTACTCCCAAACAAAAAAAAGAAGTCAACTCATTGATTGGTTATATGAATACTTTTAGATTTGGACATCAAATTAACCTTTATGATGATGAAAGAGATAGAGAACTTTTCGAAAGTAGTTTCGTTAGATATACTCATGATAAAAGTGATTTAACACAAGAGGAAGTAGATCAATATATTGTTCTTTCTACAGAGGTTGTTATATCATCAAATATTCAACAAACAATTAACGTTTTACAAAACCAAATTGATATAGCAATTCAAGAGGACGGCAAGATTCCAATGGCGCTTGTAGAAGCAAGTAATACTGCTAGAAAAGAATACAATGACTGCGTAAATCGTCAGCAAAAACTTCTTAATGATCTGAAAGTCAAAAGAAGTGAAAGACTTAGCAAACAAGTAAAAGAAAATGCTAGCATATTAAATCTTGTTGAAATGTGGAAACAGGAAGAATCTAGACAAAAGTTAATCAAAATGGCAGAGCTTAGAAAATCTGTACTTAAAAAAGAAATCGAAAGACTTGGTACAATGGATGAACTAAAATCAAAAATCCTGGGGATATCAGAAGAAGATATTTTAAATGGATGAGTGTTATATGTAAAATTGATGGCAAAGAATTTAAAGATGAAAAAAGTCTTCATTTCGCCTTAAAGGGTTATGGTTTAAATAAAGTAAAATATTATCAGACTTATTACGAGCGTAGAGATCTACTTACAAATGAACTAATTAATTTTAAAACAAAAGAGCAATATCTTAATAGTGATTTTAATGATAAGAATAATATGAAAAAATGGCTGAAGGAACAGTCGCTAGATAAGGCTCAAGAGTATTGTAAAAACTTACTTATTAAGAGAAAAGAAATGAAAAATCTAATCTACTCACCAACCCAAGTAGAATTAAGAACTATAATGGCTCCTTCTATTATATTTTATAATAAGATATTTAAAGATTACTATGATACTTGTTCATCAATTGGTTTAGAGAATAAATATGTACATCCAAAATTAATAGGAGATAATTTTAAAAATAAGCTAACACAAAAAGATACAATCTTTGTGGATACTAGAGAGCAAAGTTGGTTAAAGTTTGATATTCCATTTGAGATTAAAACATTAAGTTTTGGCGACTATGCTTGTTCGAATGATAATTGTGGATGTTTTATTGAAAGAAAAAGTTTAAGTGATTTTATTAGTACTTTAAGTGTTAAAAATTATGATCGGTTCAAGAATGAAATAGAAAAAGCTCTTAAAAATAATTCTTATATAATAGTTATGGTAGAAGAGACCTTGAGTAATGCTTTAAGCTTTCAATATCTACCACATATTAGCAAGAAAATTAAAGCTACTCCAGAATATATATTTCACAATGTTAGAGAACTTTTACAAAATTATTCAAATCTTCAATTCCTTTTTGTTGATGGAAGAAAAGAAATGACAAGAATTATTGAGGCTATTTTTGCTAGTAAATGTTTTTATAAAAAAATAGATCTCCAACTAGCATATGACATGAAAATCTTATGATATACTGTCCAGATAAATATAAAAAAGACTATCCAGATATTAATCTTGAGCTTTCTCAATTAAAAGGTATACTTAATGATAAAGAAGCTAAGATTACATTAGCAAAGTTTTTAAGGGCAAATTTAGGTTTTACTACTGAATTAATTAGTGGAATTAAACTCGCTCCTTATCAAGAAATACATCTAAAAGGTTTACTTAATAGAAATTTTAATATGTGTGTTTTTGGTCGTGGATGTGGTAAATCATTCATGGCTTCAGTTTTTTGTTTCTTACAATGTATTTTTGAACCAAATACTAAAATCCTGATTGCTGGTCCTACATTTAGAACTGCTAGATTTATATTTAATAATTTAGAAAAGATTGTAGATAGCAAAGGTGGAGAATTATTAAAACAAGCTTTTGGTGCAAAAAGTAAAAGAAACGATCAATATGAATGGCAAATAAACGGAGGAAGTATTGTAGCAATTCCATTAAGTGGTGAAAAGATTCGAGGTTTTCGAGCTAATGTACTTGTACTTGATGAGTTCTTGCTATTATCAGAAGATATAGTTAAAACAGTTCTTATGCCATTCTTAGTTGCTCCTCAAAACATGAAAGAGCGAATGGAGATAAGGGAGATAGAGGATAACCTTATTAAAGAAGGAGTCATGAAAGATGAAGATAGGATGGTATTTCCAAATAATAGTAAAATGATTGCTCTCTCATCTGCAAGCTATACTTTTGAAAACCTTTACAAGACTTACAACGAATGGACAGAAAAAATTTATTCTAAAGAAGAGAATGAAGCAACATATTTTGTTTCTCAAATGAGCTACGAAGCACTTCCAGAAGAAATGATTGATAAAACAATTATTGAAGAAGCTCAAGCAGGTGGATCAAGTCATAGTAGTTTCCTTAGAGAATATTGCGCTAGATTTATTGATGGTAGTGATAGTTATTTTAGTGCTAAAAAAATGGAAGAATGTACAATACCAAATGGCCAAGCTCCACATACTCTTATGAAAGGTTTAGCTAACAAAAAATATATTTTAGGAATTGATCCTAACATGAGCGATAGTCCTAATGCGGATTATTTTGCTATGGCAGTTATAGAAATTGATGACGAAACAAAAACAGGCACATTAGTTCATACATACGCAGGACTTGGAAACCTAAAAAATCACGTACAATATTTATATTATATAATGACTAATTTTAATATTGTATTTATGATTCTTGATAATGCTGGCGCAGACATATTTCTTTCTGCTTGTAATGAATCAGAGTTATTTAAAAATAATAATTTTAAAATTAATTCTTTTGAATTTAATTCAGATTTAGAGGGAGTAGATTATGACCAAGAAATAAGAAGAGCTAGAAACTCTTATAACTTGGAAGCGAAAAAGATAGCTTTTAATCAAGTATTCACTAGCAGCTTTATAAGAAAATCTAATGAACATCTACAAGCGTCTATTGATTATAAGAAAATATGGTTTGCTAGTAAAACATGCGCAAATGATAGTTTCTTCGAAGGTCAATTTAATCAAAATATACCTGTAGACCTTATGAAATCAGAGGAAAAGAAAGATTGGTCTACTTTAGATTTCATAGAGAATCAAGATGATTTTATCTATCAAACGAAAAAACAATGTACTCTTATAGAACATTCATCTACAGCAAGAGGCACTCAATCATTCGATTTACCTCAACATCTTAAAAGAAGTTCATCCGCAAATAAAGCTAGAAAAGATAATTATTCTGCACTTTTATTAGCAAATTGGGGTTTGAAGTGCTATAATGATATAATAAACGCACCAAAAGAGGAGATATCTAACACATTTACGCCAATAATGATAAAATAAGTGTAATATTTACGTTAAATGAGCAAAAAAACCAAGAAAATAGAAGAAGTACAAGCATCTTTTGCAGTTCCAATATCGGAAGCCACACCATTAATGGTATATGGTAGTGACGTTAATAAAGCAAAAATTAAAATGTCAGAAGCTAGAGCTGCCGCTACTGGAGTTCGTAGAAACGCAGCTTCTACAATAGAAAGAACTAATAGATTTACTAATATTGATACTGGATTAATTCCTTTTAGATACTCAACATATGTTAAAAATCTTTCGACTTTAGATGTTCGTGACGCAATTATCCTCTGTCAAAAAGCCTATTATAATGTTGCAATTTTTAGGAATACAATTGATTTGATGACAGAATTTTCTAGTAGTCCAATATATTTAAGTGGAGGTAGTCAAAAAGCTAGAGAGTTTTTTGAAGCCTACTTTAAGAAAATAAATCTTGCTAGTTTCCAAGATCAATTTTTTCGTGAATACTATCGTAGTGGAAATGTATTTACATATAGATTTGATACATCTTTAAATCCAGAACAACTTCTTAGAGTTACCCAAACATTTGGCTCAAAGTTAAAATCAATTGCTCAAGATGGAAGCGTTAAACTTCCAGCTCGCTATACTATTATTAATCCAGCAGACGTATATGTTGGTGGAACAGTAAATTATTCATTTAATATGTATTATAAACTTTTAAGTGATTATGAATTAGAAAGACTTAGAGATCCTAAAACTGATGAAGATAAAGAAGTTTATGAATCGCTTCCACCAGAAATTAAAGAACAAGTTAGAAATAAAGGAATTTCTTATATTCTTCTTCCATTAGATGGTAAGAGATTGGCCGCTGTATTCTATAAAAAACAAGATTACGAGCCACTTTCTATCCCAATGGGTTTTCCAGTTCTTGATGATATCAACTGGAAACTTGAAATGAAAAAAATGGATATGGCTGTCACTAGAACCATGCAACAAGCAGTTTTACTTGTTACCATGGGAACTGATCCAGATAAAGGCGGCGTTAATCAAAAGAATCTACAAGCAATGCAGGCTTTATTTGAAAATCAAAGTGTTGGCAGAGTTTTAATTGCCGATTACACAACAAAAGCTCAGTTTGTAATCCCAGATATTGGAAATCTAATTGGTCCACAAAAATATGAAGTTGTTGATCGTGATATTCAAATTGGACTTAACAATGTTCTTATTGGTAGTGAAAAATTTGCTAATCAAAGTATTAAGGTTCAAGTATTTGTAGAAAGATTAAAGCAAGCTCGTGAAGTTTTCTTAAATGAATTTTTGATTCCAGAAATTCGCAGAATGAGTAAAGATCTTGGTTTTAAAAATTTCCCAACACCATCTTTTGAAGAAATGAATCTTAAAGATGACGTACAATATTCTCGTATATTTAATCGTCTTATTGAACTTGGAGTTCTTACTCCAGAAGAAGGCTTACAAGCCATTGATAGTGGTAGACTCCCAACAAATCAAGAATCAGTTGAGTCACAAATTAAATTTAGACAACTTAAAGATCAAGGCCTTTATCAACCAATTATTGGTGGAGGAGCTGCTCCAGCAGGTAGACCATCTGGATCAACAGGTATTCCTCAATCAACAAAGAACATATCTCCAATCGGAGCAAGCTCTAATTTTTCTGTAACTAAAATTAAAGAAAATATATTGGCTAGTCAAGATTTAGAAGAACAAGTAAAATCTGCTGTAAGAAAGAAATTTAATGTTAAAAAATTAAGCAATCAGCAAAAAGAAGATGCTGAAAAAATTTCTGAAATCATTATAGCTAATGAATCTCCAGAAAATTGGAAATCTAAAATTGAAGAATATCTAGAAAAACCATTTGATCAAAACCAAGATCAAGTTAAAAATATACAAGAAATAGCCTCAGAACATCAAGTTACAAACTACCTAGCAAGTCTATTATATCATAGTAAATCTTAATTTAAAAGTGTAAATCATTATATGCGTACATTTAATGGTCTACAGATATTTACTGAGCAATTGACTAATAGTGGCCAACTAGATCTTAGATATGTTCGTATAACAGGTAATAACTCTATAGTAAATTTAAATCAAGGAGCTATAGTTACTGGTCAAAATTTAACGGTAAATAGTTCTGGTATATTTAATAATGGTATATCAGTAAATGGAAATTTTTTATTAAATGGACAACAAGTTTTGATTTCTTCCGCTGGAACCTTATTTTCCCCAACTCTAACCATAGGATAATTTTATGGCAGATATTACAATAATAACTGGTAATTTTAATGTAAGTGGCACTACTACCCTAGCTGGCACCTCTTATATTCCATCTGGATATACGAATAACTCATTTGTTCCATTTAATCCATCAACTAATGTCGGAATTTATACCGTAAGATATTTATTCTCTGATGGTACAGAAAAACCATTACCATTTCCTGGAACTATTACTGGATTCAAAGCATTTTTTAATTTTGCTCAATCAAATGAAGCTCAATTAAGTCGTCATATTAGAACACAAAAATGGTTTATTAGAACTGGAACATCTACCCAAGGAAGAATTCAAGGAGATAATCCAATTCAAATAAATTCTACTGGTCTAACCGTACCGCTGGCAAACCCTCCAAATTTTTTCAGTCAGGCAGTTTTAACAGCATACTCAATAGATGAAAGATTTAATCACATCGAACAAAGCGGAGTATTTGCTTTAGAGCCTCATGAAAAAATTGGTTTTGGTACATATCAACCACAAGAAAAAGTAGATATCGCTGGTAATTTAAATGTAAGACAAACAGGCATATTTAAAGGTATATTTCTTACAAATAATTATATACCATCTTCTTCTACATCATTTGGAGTATCTGGTCAAATCGCTACAGATTCTAATTACATTTATTCTCATAATGGTATAAAATGGCGTAGAACAGCTCTGTCAGAGTGGTAATTTAGTATTTTTTTGAATTTTTGTGTAATTCTATTAAATGCGTACATTTAATGGATTACAAATATTCACACAACAGTTAACTAATTCTGGTCAATTAGATTTACGTTATGTTCGCATTAGCGGTAACAATGAACCAGCAAATATATATTTTGGTAATCTGACTCAAGATTATGATTTTTATAAAAATACAAATTTTAATATAACTAACTCAACTAATATTTTTTATTCTGACGTTGAAATGAGTTATACTGGATATATGCCAGATGTATTAGATAAAAAATTAATTTACATTAAAAATCTTTCTTCAGCATTACCATTAACTATTAGCGGATATGCATCAAATCAAGTATTTGATAAGTCAGATGAAGTACTATCAATAAATGCTCCTCAAGGTGTTATTTTACTTGGTATAGTAAATAATAATTATACTGGATGGGTAAATATAGCGTCAACGCAAGGAATATCTTAATATGGCAACAATTAATTCAATATATTATAACTCTCCAGGAAAACAATTATTTATTGATAATAATACTAATCAATTTGTAGTTTCTGGATATAGACTAAGTGTAGATCCAAATTTAAATAGAGATTTAAATATTGTGTCTGCTCCAGATACTACAGGAGATTTTGGAACTAAAGGTAATATAGCTTTTGATGATCATCATATTTATTATTGTATAAATACAAATACTTGGGTAAGAGCGAGACTAGCCTCATGGGGAGCTGGTCTTCAAGATCCTCTAGTTTCTCCTGTTCAACTCCCTGTTCCTACTCCATCGAATTGGTGGAACTTTATATCTGATGCACAAGATATAATTGGATCTTATAATTTTCAAAATCCTACCTCTGCTGAAATATCTTTTAGTACAGAAAATGGTTTTACGAATCCATCCTATAATGGATGTCTCTTAAATTATACATCAAATCTTATTGAACCAAGTGTCTCAAATATAGATTTTTCTATAAGCTTTGAAGTGAAAAGAATCAATAATGGATTTTTAATGGGTAATCCATTTGGTAAATTAGGTTTTCATTTTGAATTTGTAAATCCTTCAAATACGGCGTATGGCCCATATTTATCATTCTCTTTGGGTAGACATAGTCAGCCATTTAATTATAATTGGGTAAGGGCTGTATCTGATACACAAATCAGTACTTCAGCATTTACACAAGTGGTTGCTACAAATGATGCAACAAGCAAAATAATAAAACTATATATTAATGGCGCACTAGAGAGATCAACATCATATGCAGCTTATCAATTAGGCTCAATATACAACAACCCAAGCTACCAGGGCTGGGGAATTGGAGCAAGTCCAAATGGCTCAACTAATGGTACTCCTGTTAATTTAACAGAATACTATAGTAGTTCAAGTGTTAAATATATGGGCTTTTGGAAAAGAAAAGCTCTATCTGCTGAAGAAGTTAATTACTTATATAATGGCGGTGATTTTAGGAGGTATCCATTTGTATGATCTCAAATAACGAAGTAGTTTTTAGAAGTGTTCGCTCTGATGGAACATTAGAAGGATATGTTGAAAATAATTTCAATTTCACTGCTCTTTGCTGCGGACAAACAGTAGTTGGTGGTAAATATAATGTTTCATCTGGAAATTATACTACCGTTGTTGGTGGAAGTAATAATATTATAGTTGGATCATATACATCAATCCTTGGTGGACAAAATAATTGTGGACGTGGTGATCATATTTCAATAGTCGGTGGACAAAGTAATTGTGCATTTGCTTCTGGATCATCAATAGTTGGAGGAGAATTAAATCAAACATGCGCAGATCTTTCTTTTATTGGCGGAGGAGTTTATAATTGTGTTACAAATTCAAGTCAAAGATCTTTTATCGGTGGTGGACATAGAAATGTTGCTTCAGCTAATTTAGCAGTTATTGCTGGCGGAGAATGCAATTATGTTAATGGTTTTAACTCAATGGTCGGAGGAGGATATTGTAATATAGTAGATGCACCACATTCTAGTGTCATAGGTGGTACGAGAAATAATATTTGTTGTGGAGGTTGTGGACGTGGGAATGTAATTGCGCATGGCGCCGAGAATCAAATAGGAGCTGTAAATTGTATGGCTTTTATTGGAAATGGATGCCTCAATTTAGCTGCGCCTAATTCAAGTTATACTTTTATCGGTAATGGAAATAATAATAGCGTATATCAATCAAGTAGCGCAGCAATACTTAATGGAAGTTCTAATTGCATAAATTCATATTGTAATACAATTTTAAATGGAACATGTAATGAAATTAGAGGTACTTATACCTCATCAAATTTAATTGGTGGTGGAGCTGAAAATAAAATAGGGATCACAACATCTGATGAATGTTCTTGGTCAAAATATAGCACGGTTCTAAATGGACTATTTAATTGTGTAGTTGGTACAAATGTTGTTGGAGAATGTGCAAATATAAGTCTATTTTCCTCAATTCTTGGTGGTTCAAATAATATCATCAGAGGAGACTATGGATCAATTTTGGGTGGATCATGTAATACGATTCAGGCAAATAATGGTTTAGCATTGGGTGGAAAATGCATAAATATTACCCACGATGGATCAGCAGTAATTGGCGATTCAACAGTTAATGCTAAAAATTCTGCGGGTGCATGCACTTTATCTCTTGATTTTGCTAACGGTACATTTATTAAAAATAAAATAATATTACGTAATACAGTCAATTCACCAGCAACATCAAATTCTGCTGGTATAAGTGGACAACTTATTTTAGATTCAAGATATCTTTACTTTCACAATGGATCCAAATGGCTTAGAACAGCTCTATCTGAATGGTAAAGAATAAAGTGTAATCCTAATTAAGGATTAAGGATAATGTCAAGGAATAGAATAATTTATAATGTAGAAGGATTGTTTGTTGGTCCATATTCTGGGGAACAAAATGAGTATACTAATTATTATTTTAGTGGCTATAAAGTACTAAAAAAACTAGAAAAGATACAATCTTTTAATTATTCAATTCAAAAAAATGAAAATAATGCTCAAGGTTTTGGTCAAAAACAAAACATATTTAGAGGTCAAGGATTGGCTCCAGAAGTTTCTTTTAATTTTTCTTATATTCCAGATGGCGTTACAAATGAAAATAAGTTAAATTTTGATGTAGCAAATTTTCAATCAATTTCTCAAGCACCCATGTTTTCTGGTTTATGTACAAATAATTCTTTATTAAATAAAAAAGATTTTTATCTTATTATAAATAAAAATAATGAAGATCTTTTAATAAACGAACCCTTATCATATGATGCAATTTATCCAACTGGATTTAGCGATATAGCTGATCCTAATTCAAAAAATTATGGAGTTTTGAACTTTCAAAACGCTTATTTAAATGAATATTCTTTTAATGTTAGCGTTGGTAACATGCCAGAAGTCAATCAGAGTTATGTCGCAGATAATATAACTTACTATTCTAGTGGCTTAAATATCCCATATTCTACATTAAATCTAAAATCTGGATTTGCAGAAAATCAGTCAGACAAAATTTTAATTCCAAAAACTTTTAATTACAATGATCCTAATATAAGTGGACAAAATATACTTTTACCTGGAGATGCAAATATAACATTCTATACAAATAGTGATGGAGTCGCTTTTTATACAGATACAATTCAGAGTTTAGATTTTAATTTAAATTTTAACAGAAAAGCATATCGTGCAGTAAATTATAAATTACCTCTTTTAAGAAAAATAGAATTTCCAATTAATGGAACATTAAATGCAAGTTTCACAGTAAAAGAAACATTAACTGGTTCATTTTTACAAACTTTAAATAGTGATGATGATTATAATATTGTAGTTAACTTTAATAAATGCACCAATACTAATGGGACTTATCCTACAAGATTTATATTTAGCGGTTGTAAATTTAATAATATAAATTATGATTCTTCAATTGGTAGTAATAAAACCGCATCTTTAAGTTTTAATTTTGATCTTGATCCAGATTTTGGAAGAAGAGGAATTTTTGCCAGTGGTAATATTCTTTATGACAGTTATGGAACTTTTCCTTATCCATATCAACAAATGATAAATAATAATTCCTTAATTCCTTATAATCAATTCAAAAATTTACCTACACAAGATGGAGTTGCTAAATGGACAGAGCAAGCTCCTCCTGGTTGGTCACAATATGGTCCATATTATAATATATTTTTAAAATATTATTTAAAAACAAATGGAGACGCTGAAAATATACCAAATGGAGGTGGTAGAATTCATTCTTTAAAAGCTGCTAGTTTTGGTTCAAGTTTAGGTCTACCAAAAAATATAAACATTACAAAAAATCCTATAAGCACAACTAACTCAGCGAATGATTGGAGTTTATTTTATATAATGTATACTGTTCCAATTACCACGCAAACATATGTTAATTTTGGATCTTTTTATAAAGTACTTAGTCAAGATCCATTAAGGTCACTAAATTTTGGGGGAATTGGTTTATACTTTACTAAAGGGGCAATACAAAGTTATTTAAATTATTCTATAATACATGGAGGAGGAGTAAATCTTCTTGGAAATAGTTCTACTTATACTTATTTTAATACTTATGATGGATCTAAAGTATATGAAGCGTATAGTCAATGGCTCGGTCAACCAATAATAAAATTTAAAAAACTTGCTGAGACAAGTCAAAGCTCAATATTTAATCAATGGCAGTTTTTAGATTATCAAGTCATAATACCAACATTTGTAAGTTCTCCACAGGACGATGGAACTACTGGCAAAGCTGATAGTTGTACAATTATGATATTCTTTGGAGAAAATAATAGCTATCTTGATGATAGTTCTGGCGTAAATACTGGAGCTGTTCAATTTTTATATCCATTTTTAAATTTAACTTAAATAATAGTTATTTTTGGTAATGGAAAAATAAATTTAATACCATCTTTAATAGCATCTTTTTCTCTAGTTAAAATTTCGTTTTTAAAATGATATGGTCCAACTAGATAAACATCGGCATTTTTTCTACTATCTTCTTCACTAATTATTGGTATTTTACTTATAGTTTTTGCTCCAATTTTTTGTTTGCTTCTTTCTGCTGCGCAATCAATTAATTCTGGACCAATATCACAATAAGATAAGATAGTATTTAATTTTGTAGACATTCCATATATATGTATTATATTACCTTGCGATTTTAATTTTTTTAATAATTTAGTTAATTGGTTTTTATGTTTTAACATTCTTCTTCTAAATTTTTTATATATTTTTATATCGCTACTTTTCTCATTAAATTCCTTCATTCTTAAATCTATTATGTTTTTTTCGAATTTATTATTATAAAAATTATTATTTTTTTTAACCACCCAAAGCTGTAAAGAACCTCCATTTACATCATTTTCTTGAACATTTAAAATTTTTAAATTTGTTTTTTTTAAAATATTTTCAAAAGTTTTCATAGAATATAGACATAAATGTTCATGAACCATACCATCATACGCTAAATTTTTAATTACGGAATTTAAGTAAGCAAATTCAACTATCCATATTCCATTTTGTTTTAAATTTTTTTCTATATTTTTGCAGAAATTTAATGGATCATCAATATCATAAAAGCACGCAATTGAACAAATAATATCAAAAGTATCTTTAATTTTTTTACTAGGATAAAATCCTTGAATTGTTTTAATATTTTTTATTTTTCTTTCATTAATAATTTCACTTGGATCAATACCAACTTTTTTAACATTAGAGGGATATTGTTGCAGTAAATATAGGTCATTAGCCCCAATATCTAAAATCTTTGTTGGAGTAATTTTATTTTTTTGAAAAAAATTTAAACTATCATTTGCAATTTTCTTTAAATGTTTTTTCATTGTATTTGATATAGAACTTCTGTATCCATAATTTGAATATAGTATATTTGGATCAATTGTAACAAGATTTTGAACTAATCCACAGCCTCCAGTTTTAACATTACAAATTTTTATTATAGAATTAATTTTAGTTTTTGGTGGCTCTTTCTTATTAGGATAAATAAAAGAACCTTGGATAGTTTGTTTTTTTAAATTTATTATTGTTTTTAGATCTTTATGCTCACAGAATCTACATTTTGATATGCATTTAAACATTTTCAATATTATATATTTTAAATAATTATATTTCAATTTATTTTAGATAATTGTTATATTATAAATTATAATATAGTGTAATATATTATGAAAAATATGCTATCTAAATTATTTGGTCCAAATTGGAGATCTTCCACATCAGGAATTATAACAGTAGTAGCAGTAACTACAGCATTTGCAATTCACGGAGATAATTCATTAGTAGCTTTTCTTCCAGATAAAGCAGAAGAATATATAATTGGAATTTCTAAATTGATCGCAGTTGTTGGCGGAATAGTTTTTGCATTAACTGTTAAAGATGCTGCTGTTACTGGTGGTAAAGTAGCTCAAACAAAAGAAGCAAAGAAAAGAATAAAAAAAGAAATAGGACATGGAGAAAATATATGAATAAATTAAATAGTCTAATCGCTATCGCCCTTATGGGTATTTTTATGGTTGGTTGCTCAACAACTAATACTGGTGGAGATAATCAAGTTGGCGGAACCACGGGGGTTGAGAACGCTCTTCCTTATATCAAGCCAGCAGTAATTCTTGCTTGCACAGTTGTTCTTGAGCAAGCTCTTTCGCCAGAGGATAGAATTGAGAAAGCTAAGATGATTAACAATGTAGCAACTGTTGTTCAAAGTCTCACAATTGGTCAAACCCCAACTCCAGATCAACTTCAAAAAGCTCTTACAGATTATCTTCCAGCAGAAAAAACTCATTGGGCAAAATATGTAGTAGCTCTTAAAGATATCTACGCCGCACAATTTGCTAAGTTAAATGGAGACGCAGCTCTTGCTGTAAAAGTTCTTAATGCAATCGCAAGTGGTTGCAAAGACGCTACAGAAGAATACGTAGAGTAAAGTGACAGAACTTTTTGGTGCAGTTGTTAGACTTGTTGGTGGAATATTTGAAGCAATTAATAACGTGTTTGGCGCCAAGAATACCAAAGAAATGAAAGAGCGTCAACAAGCTCAAAAAGAAGTTGATCATCAAAGTGATATAGAAAAAGCAGTCAAGGAGAAGGATCTTGAACAAATTCGTAAGCATATTGGTTCTTAATTTTTTTCTCACTGGTTGCGCTACGATAACACCAGATAAGATAGAAGATAGCACTGCATCTTATGATGCTTCTACTCCAAGTAATTATAACAAAGATAATGGTGGACTAATCGCTATTATTGATAATGGCGCAGTAATTACATCTTCTGCAAAAGAAAGATATAATAATCTTATCAAAATGTATAAAGTAAAATTTAAAAAAGAAAAAGCGATTGAATTAATTGAAGATGCTGGAATAGCTCCATATAAAGACAGATATGGCAATGATTTATTTTTAATTGATAATGAACACCTTGTTTACTTTGGAGTCATGAATTCTTGGTTAAAAGAAAAAGTACCAGCAGATAATATCATAGATAAAACAATAGATAAAATAAATAATTAAAATATAAATGTTAAACGATAAATCTCTTAAACTTATATTTGATTTTGAAGTGGGCGGTGGCGAAAATTATTATAATAAATTTTTAAAGAATCCTACATGGCCAGGAGAGCAAAGTGGAGTTACTATTGGAGTTGGTTATGATGCTGGCTATGTAAATAAAACTGAATTCTCTAATGATTGGAAAAATTTACCTAAAGAAACTTTTGATAGATTATATCGTGTTGTTGGAATAAAAGGATATCAAGCTAAGGAATTAGCTCGTAGATTAAAAGATATAACTATACCTTGGGAATTATCGCTCAAAGTTTTTATGAATAAGACAGTTAAAAAATTTTATGACTTAACACAGAAAACTTTTCCAAATTTTGATAAACTTCCAGAAGATGCAAAGGGCGGATTAGTTAGTCTTGTATTTAATAGAGGAGCAGCTCTCGAAGGTGATAGAAGAAGAGAGATGAAAGCTATTCGAGATATTATGGCACGAACACAAAACTTTGATGAAAAAATATTATCTCAAATTGCAGAAGAAGTTAGAAAAATGAAAAGGATTTGGATTGGTGGAGGCATAGAAAAGGGGATGGTTCGTCGTAGAGATGCAGAAGCTAAAATTATAGAAGAAGCATTAGCAAATGTAATAATTAATCCTAAAGATAATATAAAAGAAACAGATAAGATTATTTCAGAAAAATTTAAAAATCAATAAGTGTAATATTTTATGGTGAAATATATTGTATTATCATTATTATTTATATTGACTTCCTGTTCAGACTCAAGTTACCAAAGCAGAGAATTACCTACTAAATATCCAGATACTGCTACAATGGGATCTGCGGCTGATGCTACAGAAGAATTAAAGAAAAAATAATTTAAATTAATTAAATTAAAGTGTAATATTAATAAATATATGAATTATGATTCAGAACAATATGGCTTTGAATTCTTAAAGGCCAAAAGACGTGGTCCTAAATCTTCTGCACAAACCCCAGCTAAACCATCAGAACGTCGCAAAGGTTCTAGTCGCAATAAACCAGGAAGTGCTGGTACAAAAAGTGATAAAGCTATAGATTTTTCTAAAAAAGTAATTGAAGCTTTAAAAAATAAAGTAAAAGAACATAATTCTAAATACAAGAAAAAAGTAACATTAGGCCAACTTAAAAAAGTATATCGTCGTGGCGCTGGTGCATTTTCTTCCTCTCATAGACCAGGAAAAACTCGTGGTCAATGGGCCATGGCAAGAGTCAATATGTTTCTTAGAATGGTAAGTGGTAAACCAGTAAAAGATGCTTATCGCAAAGCTGATAGCGATATTGCTCGCGCTTCATCTAATGATTATACAATTGAAGCTAATTTCGAACCTAGTGATGAAGACTTTAATCAAGCAGACGAAGATATTAAAAATTATAATTTAAATGATTTTGATTTCGTTAGTGCTGATGAACTTTATCTTGATGATGAAGATGATCGCATTACCTTTACATTTGAGGTTTAATTATGGAATTCAAATATAATACAACTTTTGCTAATCTTCATATTAAACCAGTAGTTAGTGAAGAAAAAGATAAATATCTATCTCTTGCTTCAATGACTAATTTGAAAAAATTTCTACCAGATGTTGATACATCTAAAAACATAGATTTGCTTCCTATCGCATTTGATGCTTGTGTTGTTAACAGAGTGAATAAGAATGGCGATGTCATAAATTCAGCTACAGCAGCTGAGATGGTAAAGAATTTTGTAAATAAACCAATAAATATAGAACATGATCGTTCTAGAGTAGTAGGATGCATATTGACGGCTAGTTTTAGTAAATTTGGAACAAATGAAAGCCTTGCTGAATTAGACGTTAAATCTATGAAAGAGCCATTTTATATTACTCTAGGTGGAGTAATGTGGAAAATTATTAATCCTCAACTCGCTAATCTAATTGAAGAAAGTAATGATCCTTCTAGTGAAAATTATATGAAAGTAAGTGCTTCTTGGGAACTTGGATTTAGTGAATATGATCTAGTACTGTTAGATAATAATAATAAAAATCTAGAAGATGCTAAATTTGTTACAGATGAGGAAGAAAAAGATAAGTTAAGTAAAAATCTTAAAGCTTTTGGAGGAACAGGTAAAATTAACAATAATACCTATATTTATCGTCAAGTAGTAGGAGATGTTATTCCTTTAGGTATAGGATTAACATCAAATCCAGCTGCTGATGTACAGGGCGTAGCTGTAAAAGATGAAGATAAAGTAGCTGTTATTGAATTTAAATCTAAAGAAGAATCTGAATCCTCTAATAATGGTGAAAATAACATTTCACAAAATACAGAAAATACTGTAAATGAAGAAGGAGTTATAAACAGAATAATTATGAAAATAGAAAATATCAATCAAATTACTGACGAGCTACTAAAGCAAGTCACAGCTTCTAGCGTAACAGATTTCATTCAAGAAGAGCTAAAGAAAGCTTCTGAAGCTTTTGTAGCTGAAAAGAATGAAAAAGATGTTGCTATTAAAGCTGCTCAAGAAAAATACGAAGCACTTTCTGCCGAGGGTGAAAAAGTAAAAGAAGAACTTGAAAAACTCAAGGCTGCTCTTGCTAAACTCGAAGAAGAAAAAGTAGCTAAAGCTAAAGAAGAAGCATTCAATCTAAGAATGGCTGCTCTTGACGAAGAATTTGAGCTATCTGACGAAGATCGTCAAATTTTAGCTAGCGATATCAAAGATTTAGACGAAGAAGCATTTGCCGCTTATAAAAAGAAAATGGCAGTTCTAATGAAAGAAAAAAATAAAGCTGCTAAAAAAGCTAAAATGGACATGATGAAAGAAGAAGACATGAAAGCAAAAGCTTCTGAAGTTAAAGAGGAAACAAAAGCCTCAACATCTTCTGAACAATCTGCAACCGAAGTTGTAGATGAAGTTCTAGACAACGCAAACGTTGAAAAGACTTCAATCCCAAATTCAACAACAACCGCTGAAGTTTCACTACGCGAAAAGTATAGTAAAGCTTTCGGTTTTGAAGGATTTGACATAAACTAATAAATAAGGAGAAATAATATGGCACATACACTAAGACCATTCAGAGACTACAGCGAACACGATGTAGTCAACCTATTTGCCTTTGATGGTGCGCAAGACGCTAATGGCGTTATTGCTACCGCAGGTACAGTAGTAAAAGTTATTGGCAACGGTTTTCAACCAGTAGTAGCCTCAACAACTCCAGGAGGCACAGGCTTCCTAGGAACAGTACCAGTTGATTTAGCTGGTCTAGTAGGCGCTGGTTTTGCAAATACAGTTTCCAATCGTTATGCTTTAACATCAAAAGTAAGCGCAGCTTCATCTGGTGACGCTGCCCTTGGAATCACACTAATCAGTACTCAAGAGCTAGACGAAAATGGTGAGAAACTAGTTTTCAATCCACGTAAAGCCGCTGAGAAAAACGTAGTAGTTAGTGGTCAAGGCGTTCCAGTTTTAACTAAAGGCGTAGTCGTCTATAGTGGAACTGAAATTTCTAATACTGCAACAGTTGGTGCAGGAGTTTATCTAAGTAACCTAAACGCAGGTGAACTAAGTACAGTCAATAGTACTGCTGGTGGTGCAACCCCAAGCAATAAAGTTGGCACACTACTTAGCGTACCAGTAAATGGTGTTGCTCTAATCAAACTCAACTTCTAATTTAAGGAGAAATTTAAAAATGAAAATCAAACTAAAAAATACCCCAGAACAAGTTGAGCTTGTAAAAGCTATGGGCAGCAGAGATGTTGCAGTAGCTCGCGAAGCTTCTGAGGCTTTTGCTGCTTTCATTGGACCAGTCGTAAGTAAGGTTCTAATGCAAGCTGGTACAGCCAGTGCAATCTACTCTGACGCACCATATGACGAAGACGATAATCCAAGTCTTCCTCTCGATCTATGGTTCGATCAAGGTCAAGACTATGTTACAGTTTGGAGTCAAAATGTAGCAGGCGGTCTTCCTTCTTCAACAGTAGAAGGCTTCAGTGAACTAAAAGTTTCCACCTATCGTCTAGATAGTGCTGTAAGCTTCCTAAAACGCTATGCTCGTCGTGGTCGTCTCGACGTAGTAAGCAAAGCAGTCGAGAGAATGAGCAATGAAGTTCTTGTAAAACAAGAACGTAATGCTTGGGCAGTAGTTCTAAAGGCCCTAGCCGAAGCTCGTACTCCAGCAGTTGGCACAAACAACGGCGTAGCTGGTGGTCATATTACCACAGCTGCTACCGGTGGCACATTCCAACTCTCTGATCTCAACAGTCTAATGACACTAGTAAAAAGAATTAATACTTCTTATGCTGGTGGCACAACCACTGATTCCTATGGACTAACCGATTTATTCGTAAGTCCAGAGATCAAAGCTGATATCCGCGCTTTCGCTTACCAACCATTCACAGTTTCCGCTGGAACTGGAACAAATCTTCCAGATAACGTCCGTGAGGAAATCTATCGTGGTGCTGGTACAGAATCACTTTATGGTGTTACCATCCATGAATTGGTTGAACTAGGCGTAGGCCAAAAATACAGTGCTCTTTTCAATGCATTCAAAGGTTCACAATCTTTTGATAGCGTTACAAAAGAACTTGCTATTGGTCTTGACCTAAGCAAAGAAGCATTTATTCGCCCAATCGCTCGCCAAGCAGAGTCCGGTGGAACATTCACTGTTCTCCCAGACGATCAATTCGTTGCCCGTTCAGAGAAAACTGGTTTCTACGGTTCTCTCGAAGAAGGTCGCGTTTGTATTGATGCTCGCGCAATCGTTGGTCTAGTAGTCTAATTAATAATTAGATTAAATTTAAAGGCCCAGTAGGATAATCCCTACTGGGTCTTTTATTTTATAAATACTTTAGACATTTTAATCACAGTAATTATAATATAATTAAGGAGATACATATGCCAAGAAAAAAGAAAATAGAAGAACTCTCTCAGACTCATGGAAAATTAGAGAATGTACAATATAAAACCCTAGATCAAATTTGGGGTGATAATGGTTCAAGTAAATATAAAACTACTAATATTGAAGAATATACAGATTTTATTAACGAAATGAACAAGAGCGACCTTCAAGCTCATGCCAATAAAATTGGTTTGGTTCCTATTGATAATAGAGATATGTTAACAAAAAGATTGCTTGCAGAATTTAAAAAATTTATTTCTACATTTAATGTTCCAAAAAATATAGATAACTCTGTAAATTTAGATAAAAAATCAAAAGACGTTCTATCAGAAGGTAAATAAAATATATTTAATTTTTGTAAATAAGTGTAATTATATTAAATAAAATGATTACAACTGGCAAAGTATACATACAGACCTATAATATAGGTGAAAATAAATTTGAAGAATTAAAATCTAATACAAGTGGAATATATCTTGTATATAATTCTGGAGATATTTATTCCAATACTCCATCTGATAAAACTTATTATAGTGGATTATACATACCTTATTTTAAATCAGAGAAAATGTATACATACCCAGTAATGATTGGGCAGCTAGTTAGAAGCGTAGGTCCTGGTATTAATATTGGTGAATGGAATCTTACTGATAGTCCATATACAATGAGGAGAACTGGAGATTCTGGAGAAATTATAGTTGGTGAAAAAAATTATCTAATATCTGGAGTAGACAACGCTATTTTTGGACATAGAAATTCTGCATGGAAAAGTAAAGCTATCTTTATCAATGGAACTAGCAATTTAGTAGAAAACTCCAAATATGTTATTATGAATGGCGCAACTAATACTATCTCTGGATTATATTTAGTTAATTTAGTAGGAAAAAATAATGTTTTATATGCTGCAAATGATATAGAAGGAATAACTGCTGGTAAAGCAGGATTATTTAGTGGTCATGAATCTATAAAAGTAACTTTAGTAGGTGATTACAATCTTTTAGACTCTGGAGTTTATAGAATTGATTCATTCGGAGATCAAAATTATTTTGCAAAAGCTCAAAATATATTAAATTTTGGTAATTACAATCATGCTTACATAACAAGTGGAAATAATAATTTAATGGTTGGTAGAAGAAATGACCTTACTCGTAGTATAGATGGAACTTTGATTGGTAATGAAAATTCATCATTATTAGCCCAAGGAGACTTTGTTGTAGGTAGATCTAATTCTATCAATATTTCTTACTATAATAATTTATTTGGTTCAAGTAATTCTATATATTCTGGGGAAAGAAATTTAATAGTTGGAAATTTAAATACAAATAATTCAAGTTACCAAAATATTTTTGGTAACAATAATGAAATTATTGGTTCAGATTCTCTTTATAATGAGGTTTTGGGAAATAACAATACTTTAAGTGGTATTAGAAGTAGTGTTATACTTGGTTCTAGTAATTCACTCGATAAGAATGTACTTTTAGATATTGGCCCTACTAATTTATATCAAGGTAATCTTGTAAATGCCTCAATTAATTACTCTGGACCATTTCCAGTTCTTATATATGGAACTTATGCTAATAGAACCGGGATTTCTAATGGAAATTATTTATTAGGACAAAATAACGGATTATTTTTAAATAATGATAGTTATATACTCGGCAGAAGTAATCAAATTGTAGATAATACAGATAACTATACTTTAGGAAAATCAAATAGACTTATTAATAATACAAACTCATATGTCTTTGGTTACAATAATCAAATAACTGGCTCTAGAGATGCAATTTTTGTAGGATTTAATTTCCAAAGCGGAAATGGAACAATAAGTGGAGTTGGCATTAAGATAACTCCAAGTGGTTTAGATATATATGGATCTTTAAGAGTTAACGGTGTTCAACTAAATATACCTTAATAATTTAATTATTAATATTTTTCAATCCTTTGTGTAATTTATTATATGGCAAGTTCATATAATATAAGTACAATTCAAGGCGATAATCTTCAAATTACTCTTAAGATAAAGGACCAATCTAGTAATCCTATTAATCTTAGTGGTTATGATGTTAGAGGAGTAGTAAAATATGCATATGGATATACTGGTGATCAGCAAATTCTAGTTAATCTTCGTCCAACAATTTATTCTGGAATTAATGGATCATATTATCCTTCTGGTATTATTAATATAAATGTAGATTCTTATACAATGGCAAGTGTTCCTGTTGGAACATTTGTATATGACATAGAAAGATATCCATACGGAGTACCAACAGGAAATAGTATTAAATTGTTAAGAGGTAAATTTATAGTAAGTCCAGAAGTAACCATGTTCTAAGGTTATTTTATGGCAGAGATAGAAATTGATTTAAAATTACCAGGGCAAGAATCTTTAGATATTAATTCTCCCTATTCTGAAGTTAATGCTAATGTTAATCTTCCAGAAAATTACGTTGCAACAATTCAAACTATAGAGAGTTCTCAACCAACTAGCGATATTTATCTTGTTGGTCCTCAAGGTCCAGCAGGTCCAGAAGGCCCAATTGGTCCAAGTGGTGTTCCAGGTCCTAGTGGCGCAATTGGTCCATCAGGTTCGATTGGACCAAGCGGCGCTACAGGTCCAATTGGACCAACAGGCCCACAAGGTCCTCAAGGAGAAACTGGAGTCGTAAATACTGGTCAATTAGATTTAAGATATTATTCTATTAATAATCCAAGTGGATTTATAACAGGATTAGATCTTAGTCAGTATTTAACTTCATCTAATGCTGCGTTAACATATGCAACAATAGTTAATCTAGAAAACACAGGTTATGCACTAACTCAAAGCATTAATAGTTTAAGTGGAGATTTAACAAATAATTATTATTTAAAATCTAATCCTAGTGGTTTTATTACAGGTATTGATCTTAGTGCTTATGCTACAATAGTAAATTTACAAAATACAGGATCTTTATTAGACAGCAAGATAAACTCTTTGAGCGGATATGTAGATAACCAAGATGTATTAATATCTAATAATTTAATATCCACAGGGGCTATATTAATTTCAAATATAAATAATTTAATTTTAACAGATCAAACGTTAAATACAAAGATAGATTCATTGAGTGGTAGTTCTGTTCTTTTATATGGAGATCAGACCATAGATGGCACAAAAACTTTTAGAAATAGCGTTTATATTCATGATCTTTATGTAACTGGCAATGAATTTATTGCAAATGTTACAAATAATTTTATTGAAAGTCCTTATCTTCTTCTTAATATTACAGGAGGAGCTTTTGATGGTGGAATCTTTTTTGTTACAGGAGTAGGACTAACAGGTTTTAATGATTATGGTCCAATTATAGGGTTTGATCATACTGATAAATTTAAATTTGGAATTGCTCGTAGAAGCGATGATCTTTCAACATTACCAGATATTGCATCTGTACAAGAAATACAAACTTACAGTGGTTTTGTTGATAATAAATATGCTACAATTATTAATTTAATATCAACAGGAAATAATCTACAAACTCAAATTAATAACTTATATTCTAGTGGCTTTATCACAGGAGTTGATCTTTCTAATTATTATACAAAAGATAATCCAAGTGGTTTTATAACTGGCATAGACTTATCTAATTATGTAACAAAAACTAATGGTCAATTCAATGACCGACCAACTGTAAATGGCACAGGAGTTTTATTAATTGGGGAAGCGGCAAATGTTGATTTAAGTTCAACAGTTCAAATTACTGGCGATCAAAATATATCTGGAATCAAAAATTTCTATAGCAGACCAACAGTAAATGGTACTGGCGTTCTTCTTAGCGGCGAAGCTGCTGGCGGCGGTGGAGTTTTAGAAAAACGCCATGATTTTGTTACTGGTAATCCATATGATTTTTCATATTGTGGAACTGCACCAGAAAATTCAGCAGAGAGCGCAGACGTTTGGGATATCTCTAGATTAAGCATAGACTCAGCAGGTCTTGTCGCTCTAAATCAAAGTGTAACTAATTATAGTTGGACAGGAAGATATCTTGCTCCATATGTTTAAGGTTAAAGGATAAAAAATGAAAATAAATTACAGTAATCAAGAAGTTGATATATTCTTAAATATATCTCCAATAGAAGATAGCACAGCAGTATCTTTATCTTATACAACTCGCAATAATAATGAAGCTGGACCAAAGCATGAAATTATAGGATCAAAAATTATAACTCCTCATAACTTAACTGATAAAGATATACAATTATTAAATGAAATAAAAGCTGCTATACAAAAATACACAAATGGTTAAAAATCAGTATGGCTAATATTCTTGCAGCAGCAAATGGAAATTGGAGTAGCGCAGCAACTTGGATTGGTGGCGTTGTACCAACTGCTGGAGATAATGTTTATGCAAATACTAGAACTGTTACAATAGATGTAAATATTAATGTTGCAAAATTAAGTACTCAAGCAGAAAATGGAGCAACTGCTGGAGGTGGATTTACTTTTGCATGTGCAGTTACGCCAATCACGGTAACTGCTACAACAATCGCTGCTGGGACTAGTACTTGTCTAACTATTACAAGTAGTTCCTTTTCTGGAAGATCAGCTATTGTATACGCTACAGATGTATATGGATCAAGCACAAATACAAACGGTGCTAATGGTATATCAGTCGCTGCTCAAGCTGGAGAAACTTTTTATTTTTATGGAGGAAATTTAAGAGGACTTACAGGTTTTAATACTGCAGCTTTACTTATCAATGGAAGTGGAACTTATTACATAGTAGCAAATTGTTTTGCTTCTAACACAACTCAAGCTCAAGCAATTAATTTCCAATCTAGTATTGCTCCTACAGTATATATAACTGGAAATGTTTATGGTGGAGCATCATCTGGCGCAGCAATTAATGCAAGTAATAGTTCAACACCAAATGTTATAATAACAGGAAATATTTATGGGGGAACTAATTTTAATGGAATTGGACTATATCTTGCTAATAATAATTCAGTAACTGTTATTGGAAATGCTTATGGAGGAACAACAGGAACTAGTTCGGCTGCAATTAGACATGATGGTACGGGTACAGTAACTGTTATTGGTACTTGCGAAGGTGGATCAGTTTCAGATTCAGCAGGTTTATATGCAAACTCTGGAGGGACTAGTAATATTAAAAGAGCAAAAGGAAATGGATTTGGTGTTGGTTCAGTTGGACTTGCAGCAGCAAATGGAATTATATCAGTAAATCAAGCAGCAATTATTAACGTAGAAGAAATAGAATTTGGAGCCAGAGGAATGAGTCCAATTCGAGGTTCTTTTAGATTAACCCCATTAACAGGTAATCTTGCAATATTAACTCTTAGCGGTCTATCTCAAAAAACACTTATAGATTACTCAAGTAATACTGGTTATTTACCTAATGCTTATGATGTTAGAAGTGGAATTAGTTATGCTACTGGTAATTTTATTGGAACTTGTGTTATTCCACCAGTAAATTCTGTGCGCCAAGGAGTTCTTGTTGATAGTGGAGTTGGCACAGCAATTTTAAATGCAGAAGATATATGGAATTATTCAAGAAATAGTTTAAATACTTCTGGTAGCATAGGTCAAAGATTAAAATATTCTGCAACAAATAGTTCAATTGGCGACCAATTTGCAGCTTTAAATGGAGCATAATTATGGCAACAAGATATGCTGTAGCTAACGGAAATTGGAGTAATACTGCAACTTGGGACGGAGGAACTCTTCCAACTTCAGCAGATGATGTTTATGCAAATAATAGAACAGTTACGATTGATCAAAATATAACTGTAATTAGTTTGCGAAATTCTTCAGTTGTCTCTCCTGCGATCACGGCTGGAGGTAGTTTTCAAACTGAAACATCTGGAACTAGAACGATCTCGGCTAATGTGATAGCTTTTGGAACGACTATACTTAACGTGCGAGGTACTTGTAATTGCACGCTTACTGGAAATGTTACTGGAGGATCTTCTGGCTCAAATTATTCTGCCGTAACAATCAATAATTTGGGTAGTTTAGGATCAAGCTTAAGCTTATATCCAGTATTTACATTAAACGGAAATGTAACTGGAGGTAGTGTTACTGGTGCAAATGGGGTTCGTCTTTGGGGTGGCACAATGACCATTAATGGTTCAATAACTGGAGGCACTGCCTCCACCAATGCAACTGGAGCAGATTTTTATAATTCAGATAATCAACCAGCAGCTATTACGATAAATACAGGACCAATAACTGGTGGTTCTTCATCTGGTGGAAGTACAGCTGGACTATCTATTTCAACAAGTCCCACAGGAGGTTCATTAACCAATTCTTTTATTAATATAAATTGCAATTTAGTAGGAGGAACAAACCAAACATCAAATCCTGCTTTATCTAGCTCTTCTTCAATTCCAATAACAATAGTTGGTAATTTAACTCCAACAGTTTCAAATGGAGCAACAATTGGTAATAGTTTAGTTAATGTAAGTGTCACAGGAAATATAAATGCAACCGGAGTATCAGGAATAGGGTTATCTATTGCTGCATTTAATTCTTTAATTTTGAATGGAAATTTGACAGGAGGGACAAGCGCAGCAGCTCTTTATTTTACTGCTTGGCCCGCTGGAACTTCTACTGCTACAGTAACTGGTACTCTTACTGGAGGAAGTGCTAGTGAAGCCGCAGCTATAAGAATTGATGGTAGTGCTTCATCAACTGGAACATTAACAGTTAATGGAAATTGTGTTGCTGGACTTGGAGGTTATGCTTTGCGTAATTTTAGTGGTGCTGCAGTTACTATTGTTATTAATGGAAATGTTTCTGGTGCAGCAACAGGAAGCTTTTCGTCAGTCGTACAACAAGGTTCTTCCTCAACAATGACAATTAACGGAACAGTTACTGGGGGAGGAACTTCTGGTGTTGGAGCAAATCATACTTCTGGTGGCACATTAATAATTAATGGTAATGTTAGCGCTGGTGGTGGAACTTCTGCATTTGGAGCAACTAATACAGGTATTGGTATCATGACAATTAATGGTGATGTTACAGCTGGAGCAGGACAGACAGCTTATGGAGCAACTAATGGTTCCACCGGAAGATTAAACATTAATGGAAATGTAACTGCTGGAAATGGAAATCAAGCTCATGGCGTTAATAACTCTTCAACTGGTACAGTAGTAATTAATGGAAATGTAATTGGTGGCGCAAGTGGAGGTTCAGCTCATGGTGTTAATAATGCTTCAACTGGTATCATAATCGTTAATGGTACTGCAACTGGCGGTATTGGTAATAGCTGTATGGGTGCTATTAATAGTTCAACTGGAACATTGATAGTTAAAAGAGCGAAAGGGAATGGTTTTGGAGCAGGTTCAGTAGGTATTCAACAAACTTATGGAGTATATTCTAATTCTCAAGGATCTCAAACTTATGTTGAAGAAATAGAAATGGGTTCTCGTGGCGCATTTCCAACTTTTAATCATGTTTTATTTTTAAATAAATCCACAAACTCAGCATTATTTTATACTAGCGGCTTACTATCCACGAAAACTCTTGTTGATGCAAGTGTTTCTGGTTTAATGCCTTCTGGATATGATGTTAGAAATGGAGTAATATATAATGCTGGCAATATAGTAGGCACAATGAATGTGCCAAGTACTAATAATGTAGCTTATAATGTGCCTGTAGATTCTGGAGTAGGAACTGCTATTTTAAGACCTCAAGATGTTTGGGATTATATGAGAATTAATATTACAGGATCAGGTTCTATAGGAGAACGCCTCAAAAACTCAGCAACAGTTTCCTCTGTAGGCGATCAAATTGCAGCTTTTTAATTGATTTTTATTTGTAGTTAATAGTGTAATTATAAAGATGTCTGATCTTAATTTAAATATAAGATTTCCTAACGAAATTACAACAGAAGTAATTTCACCTACATTTGAAGGAACAGCAAATGTACATATACCTGGTCCTCAAGGTCCAGCTGGTCCTATTGGGCCATCTGGTGAAATTGGTCCTAGTGGAGCTACTGGCCCACAGGGTCCAACTGGTCCAATAGGTCCTACTGGTCCAACAGGACCTACTGGAATAGTTAATACTGGAGAGTTGGACTCTAGATATCTTTCTATAACAGGATTTAATATTTATACTGGATATATTGAAAATCAAATACTTAGTCTAAGTGGTTATACTAATAATACATTTGCAACAATAAATAACCTCTATATAACTGGCTCAATTTTAAATAATAGAATAGATTCATTAAGTGGTTATTCAGTTAATAATTTCAACACTTTAAATAATAATTTATATTTATCTGGAAGTACTCTAAATAATCAGATACAAAATCTAACAATAAATTTATATACTACAGGTAGCACGCTTTCTAATAGCATAAATAATGTTTCATCTAATCTTTTTGCTACGGGTTCTAATTTACAAAATCAAATAAATGTTCTAACTTCAAATTTACATATTACAGGATCTAATTTAAACAATAAGATAAATATACTTAGTGGAAATTCAGTCTTACTATTTGGAGATCAAGTAATTGGTGGAATAAAAACTTTTTCTCAAAGACCAAATGTAAATGGAACTGGATTTTTACTTAGCGGCGAAGCAACTTCATTACCAGATACAATAGTATATACAACAGGGAATCAAAATATATCTGGTCAGAAAAATTTCTTTGAAATACCTACGGTAAATGGAATTCCATTACTATTAAGTGGACAGATCAGCGGATTAATTGGACCAAGTGGTGTGCCTGGATTGTCTGGGGCAACCGGACCAAGTGGTGCGCCAGGTCCAAGTGGTGCAGTTGGCCCTCAAGGGCCACAAGGCGATCCTGGTACAGCTTCAGATAGAATATATATTTATGATAGTATTGGTAACACAAATTTTGGATCATCACCAGTAACAATTAATTTAGATTATGTTGCAGTAAATTCTAATCCATCAGTTTTTACACTACTACCAAATAGTCAAATTGAAATTAATGCAAATGATCAATACTTGTTTACTTATGAAGCCTCTGTCTCAGCCTATGGTGGTTACTATTCTACTTTTAGAACTTACTTAGAAAAAAGTATAGATAATGGAATTACATTTAGCGAAATATCTAATTCTCAAGCTTTTGATTCAATATTAGATTCTACAACAAAATCAAGCGTTTCATCATCTGTAATTCTAAACGCAAATATTGGAGATATATTTAGATTGAGAGCAGAAAAAACCTATGGTCTAAATACTTTTTATACATTGCCAAATGCTTCTAATTTAGTTATCTATACTTTAAGAGGAGGAGAAATGGGTCCAACTGGAGCAACTGGCCCAGCATTTTCATTAAATAATATTACTGGTAGTGGAATTCTTACTGGACAAGATGGTATTACAGTTATTCCAAATATAGTTACAAATATCATAGTAATCTCTGGCTCAAATCAGTATCTAATGTCTCAAATAAATAATGCTAGTGGAATTTTAAGAAGTGATCTCACTAATGTTCAAAATTCATTACAAAATCAGGTAAATACATTAACATTAAATCTATTTGAAACAGGCAGCATCTTAAATAGTAGACAAGTAGATTATAGTGGTTGGGCAAACAATCAATTTGCAACAAATGCTAACCTATTAACTACGGGTAATTTATTACAAGGGCAAATTAATACATTAACTAGTAATCTTGCAACTACTGGATCTACGCTTTCTAATAGTATTAATACGCTCACTGTAAATCTATTTACGACTGGTAGTACGCTTGCATCGAATCTTGCTTCGACTGGTAATTCGTTACAGACGCAAG